TCATGCATGACTAATCGTATTGTTTTCAAGTCGTGCTTCTTTTGCTTTTGCTCTTCTATAAGTTTCACCGCATTTCTTATTACAGAATATTCTTTGAACCTTACCAGGTGTAATGTATAGCTGCTTACCACAACACAAGCATGTGTGATCACTTAGGACTTTTTCTGGTTTTATTCTAGGGGCAGATTTCTTAACTTCTTTAACGCCTCTTTCTATATAAGTTGTTGTTTTAGATTCATCACGCCATATTACATCAATTGTTAAATCATGATTAATAACCATATGGTTAACCGACTTTTGAAATAACACCTCGTTGAATGAATTAATAACTCCTTCTGTACTATTTAGAATATTTAAGAAGCTATTAATTTTTACTCTCTTAGCTGCAAGAGATGAAATCATGTCTAGACACTTTTGTCTTTCTGCATTCAATGCTTCAAATTCATTTATAAGCACGTCATATCTTGCATTTGACTCTTCAATATTCTCTTCAGTTTTAGAACACTTAAGTAAGAAATCTTTAATGACAATGGTCTTTTCTTCCAAAGCTTTATCTAATTCATTTTTCCTTTCTTGGAATTTTGAATCATCGCAAATTACATCAATACATAGTTTATAGTTTTCGATAATTTCATCTTTCCTAGAAAACATTTCATTGAATGCTCTTACAAACGCCTCTTCAATCGCTTTTTCTTTTATTGATGTAGTTCCACAAGCGTCAGGATTGCTAAACTTTTTATTACATTGCCATACTATTGTTCTGTTAGGCTGATTTGAATGCCATACTTTCCTACCAAAATAACCGCCGCAGTCACCACATAATATTCGACCTGAAAAACAGGATACATTAGTCATAAGACCTGCAGACTTTCTTCTAGCCATTTCCTCTTTAACCATTTCGAATATCTCGTCTGTGATTATTGCTGGATGGTTATTTTCAATATAGTACTGAGGCAGCTCACCCTCGTTCTTTTTTCTTTTCTTTGTCAATACATCTGTTGAGAAAGTCTTTTGAAGGATACTGTCACCGATATATTTTTCATTTGTAAGAATGCTGTCAATTACGCCCTGATACCAAACCTTCTTACGCTGCGGAGTAGGAATGTTATCAGCAGTCAATCTTTTTGCAATATATGAAGGTGTATAGCCAAGAAGGTATTCTTCGTAAATTCTTTTAACTACTTTTGCCTGTTCTTCATTAATATGAAGCTTGCCATCCTGCCCCATGTCATATCCCAAGAAATTTGAATATGCAAAGCTTACCTTACCATCTGCAAATCTTTTGCGTTGCCCCCAAGTGGTATTTTGTGAAATCGATACAGATTCGCTTTCTGCCAAACTTGATAAAATTGTAAGAAGTAGCTCACCTTTTGTATCTAAGGTATAGATATTTTCCTTTTCAAAGTAAACCTCTACTCCCTTCTCTCTTAATTTTCGAACATTAACCAGTGAATCAACGGTGTTTCTTGCGAAACGTGAAACTGATTTTGTAAGAATTAAATCGATTTTGCCATTCATGGCATCATCTATCATTCTTTTAAATCCTTCACGTTTTTTAGTACTTGTTCCAGTTATACCAGCATCTGAATAAATGCCCACAAATACCCACTCAGGATTTGCTTGAATATAGTTCGTATAATAATTGACTTGAGCCTCATAAGAGTTGGTCTGCTCATCCTTTTCTGTTGAAACACGAGCATATGCTGCGACTCTTTTTCTTTTAATTACACCTGCTTGATCGATAATTATTCCTTGAGGTCTTGCAGGTATTACCTTAACTACTTTATTTGCCATATTGATTTAAACCCCTTTGTCTAGCTTTTTCTTTCATATCATCTGTCCATGAATCTTTTCTAGATGGATTACTCCATTTAGAATTTTTAATACTTCCATCATAAAAATGAGTTATTATATGGTCATCAAAGCATTCAATGTAATCTACCTGTTCTGCAAATAATTTCTCATCGAAATCTTTGTAGCCTAGTTGATGTGCCAAAATAGCAAGAAGTACATCTTCTCTAATATCTTTTGATTTAGGGCACATGCTTTTCCCTTTTCTATTTGAGGTAGCACATGACCATTTACTAATGCCGTTAATCTTTTTACGATGGTAGTTGGCGTGACAATATGGGCATTTAATTTTCGATGTCAGGCACGATTCTTTACCTTGCCCATGATAAAATCTAGCTCTGCGTATTGCAATTTCATTTTTCACATCGCTCATGGCTTGTCTATCAATAATGGCTTCGTGGTCATCTTCAATAAAATATTGAGGAAGTTCACCATTATTAATCACTTTTCTTTTATTGATATGATCTTCAACAAAGCTTTTCTGCAAAAGTAAATCACCATAGTACTTTTCATTCATCAAAACATTTCTAATAGTAGTTGGTGCCCATTTCGTAATCCCTGCGCCAGTCGTTCCTTCTGAGTTTAATATTTTTGAAATAGCGTTAGCTCCTTTGCCAGAAAGATATAAATCAAATATTCTTTTTACAAGCGGTGCTTCTTCAGGAACCATTACAACATTTCCATCATCCCAACGATAGCCTAGTATTTTAAATGATGAGGCTCTCCCTTGTTCATATCCATGCCTTATTCGCCATTTGACTGCATCACTACAGTCCTTAGATTCAGCCTGTGCAATACCTGCCATAAGCGTAAGCATAAGTTGTCCATCACTGCTCATTGAATCCATCTTCTGGTCTTCGAAATAAACATTGATTCCTAACTCTTTTAACTCCCTAGTGATAGAAAGCAATGTAACAGTATTTCTAGCAAATCTCGATATCGATTTTGTAATAATTATGTCTACATTGCCATTTCTACACTCGGTTAATAACGCTTGAAACTGTTCTCTTGCTTCCTTTGTACCCGTCTTACCTTCATCAGCATAAATGCCGGCAAACTTCCATCCAGGATTCTTCATTATGAATTTCCTGTAATAGTCAATTTGAGCCTTAAGTGAATGAACCATTGTATCCTTTTCACAGGAAACACGAGCATAAACTGCAACTCTTTTAATCGTATCATTTGCTCTTAATTCTGGCGTTATATCCTTTACTATTTTTTTCATTATTGACCTCCTCCTGTCATTACATATATCGCTCTAAAAAACTTTTATATCAAGCGATTTGACGTATAAGTTTGATACAAATAATGGTTTATATTTTTCTTGCAAATACTGTGTAATTTTAGCTAGTTCATCATCATTAATTACTCCATTTTCATGAAGCAAAATAAACGGGCTAATAGATAGATCATAAGCTAGTTCTTTATTCATGAAGGCCTTAGTCATTTTTAGAGCCTCGCTTTTTATTCCAATATTCATATCTGCACCTGTCATTGCAGTATTTCTTTTCTTTATGATGAGGAATCATTTCTAATTTGTTGCCGCAGTTAAGGCACAATAATGTTTTTTCTAATTCATTGCATATGAATCGAATAGAACCTATAGAGACGCCTGGTACTTCTTTAGCAATCTTCTTATATCCGTTGCCTTCTTTTCTTAAATTAATAATTTTTGTTTTTTCTTCATTGGTCATATGTATAAAACCTCCTTTTCGATGTATGGAGATTTGCTACACGTTTTGACCAGTATCGTTTGTGCAAAAAAATGATGAAAATTAAAAAAAACCACCAGGAACATAATCCCAGTAGGCTTGAGGTCTACCATATTTAACGTGGCCTTAGGCGCTCTTTCTTTCCACTAGCAACGATGACTTATGCCATGACGGAAGTTCTAGAACCTTCACTATTATATTGTCATCAAATACTATAAATTCCCACTAAAATCAACTAAAAATTTAGCTTTTTCATAATAGTCTCAACATTGTCTAATTCGTGTTTCAATTCTTTTTTATCTGCTTTATCAACCTTAGAAATCAAATCAATTAGATCACTCTTCTCAACAATTAAAATCCCTTTTAGAGTTCTTAGCTCATCATCAGTAAAAATCAAGTATTACACCTTCAATCTGAATTATTATTATTGTTGCAACTTATCAATTCAAGTTGATTTTACCACAGAATTTTTAGCTGTCAAATCAGCCTTAAAGACCACAGATCTATTTTTGAGAAAAAGTATTATAAAACCAAATTTCAATTCAAAAACGCAAGAAAAAAAGACACATTTTTGAGAAAAAACTCATTCAGATGACTATGTAAACATTTTCACAAAGAGATAAGCATATCATAAGAAGTCTCCTTTCAATTCTCAACGATGCACAATAATTAATAAAATTGCATTCTTGGTATATAAAAATTGAGTGGAATGATATCCATGAAAAACAATGCATCCTTGCAACCTTAAACAAAAGAAACTATTATTTAAGCCAATTTTTAATTTCAAGGATGCAATCTTTAATTTTAACAAGAATGTAAAATACTAAAATTAAGTGCATCCTTGCTAGGAAATTCTCATAATTTTGGGAATTTCTTTCTCATCCTACAAAAAAAGGCCTACAGATTTTTCTATAGGCAAAAGCATTATATAAAAAGAGTTCCTTTTAAGTTGGTAAGGAACCATAACCAACAGCCTACTTGCTGCAAAGCGCATCCACCATTTTAACCTGGCCTTGGACACAACACTCTCCAGGGACACCGATAACTTATGTCAAACGGGCATTCATGACTACCAATTATATTATAGTGAAATTTCTTTTATTTTACCTTAATTTTAATAAAATTCTTCAAAACAAAAAAAGACCTACAGGATATCATTCCCATAGGTCAAATTAACTAAATATTAACAAAGTATCTTTTTCCACACTCTTTGCAAGTATAGACTTTATTCTTTTCTTTTACGAATTCCATCCTCATGCAGTAAGGGCAGAAAGCTTGGCATTTGGAGTTTCATGAACAGATGCCTCTAATGAATCATAGCATCTTAGTATTTGCTCCACCTCTTCTTTACTACGTACTCTTTTAAATCCAAAATTTGTTTTAATAATTTTTTTATAAACTACATAATTTTCTTATTCTACATATATTTCTTCTTTTACATACAGTTCATTATTACAACAAATATATTTCAAGTCATCATCATCTTTAATGCTAAAGAATGGAACCCTATTCTTGTTGTAATAATCGAATACACTATCATAAATCACATATTCATTATTTGGATACATCTTTAAAAAATCATCAATGTCATCCTGACGGATAATATAACCAAGTAGTTGTCCTATTCGATTATTATCAACTCTTATATTTTTATTAATATACACGGAACCATGAAATGTGAAACTATTAGGTATAGTTTTAACCAAAAATGTTTCATCTGTTTCATTTTTTTTGTCACTTGATTCATTACTATTGTTTTGATAATTAGAATTTTGATTAAAATAATCTTCAGAAGACAAACCAAGTTTTAAAAGAATCTCAAGAAATTCATTATCCGATTTTAATGTATCGACATCAAAATTATGTGATAATTCTTCTTCTTTTGGAGGATTTGATACCTTAGCAACATAGGGAACAGCAAAGGTCTTATTATAATATTTCAATATTTCTTTCATAGTGTTGATTGGACATGGTAAATCGTCTTGTAGTTTTTTTATTTCATAAGTGGTTTTTAGCATATTGGTACCACCAGTTAAGACGCAAAACCAATCGGAAGACTCTTTCCAAGCATAAACTTCTATGCCTTTCATAGCTTCTCCATATTGATAATAATCTTTATATTTTTCGATTATTTCAGGATTCTTCAATGTATTACCCCCCATATTATTTCCACAAGAAGAAATTGATAATAATCCTATAATTAAGAATAGACATTTTTTTATTACTCTCATACTTATTCTCCTCATTAAATCATATTACTCACATTAACTTGATAAAAACCTACAAATTCAGAATACGATGGAAAGCCAGTTGTTCTATCACAGGATTCAGGATCATAAATAAGATTACCTTTTCGATCAAGATCTGTAACAGCTGTTCCACCTGGCTTATGCGACCATGTTCCATCATAATTTTGCCTATACCAATGATAATCTCGATTTGGAGCTATTACTAAAGCTACCTTATAATATCCTATGTCACAAGCATCATATTTACCAATGGGTTTAAATGAAAAATTGTAGTTTTGTCCATCAAGTAGCACATATTCATATAGTTTTGAGCCTGTTAAATAGTTTGAATCATACGGATTATAGCTTGAATCACTTGCTCCTGGTTGCATAAAACCATGAAGTTTTGTATTTAGAGCATATGCATAGCAATTGTAGTTACTCATACTATTATTATTCCATTCGCTTGGTTTATATTCCAACTCAGAACCATTTAGAGGCATATAATTTTCTGATTGCATCCATACATTCATATTGCCGATACATATCCTACCACGGTTAGAATCTAGAGTTGACGTACCATTATAATGACAAAAAAATCTAAAAACATAAACAGGATGGTCAAAATCAATTGTGTATGTTGTAGGATTGCTTCTATTAGTTGGTAAGGCTGTTTCTTTTGATAGCAAATCAAATTTATTAGACCACCCTTCACCATTTTTAATTTGCAATACAGCCGATCCATTTGAACTGGATAACCATTCATTAGAAACCGAACGCCAATAAGCTAAATCTACTTCAATACGTGTAACAGGCGAATTAAATGAATACTCAATCATTGCTTCGTTTTTAGGAATTCCCTTGCGAATAGATGACATAACAATATACTCGTTGTGAATATATCCTGTCCTATATCTTCTTGTTCTAAAATCCAAGCCATTATCAAGGCTGTGGCTTACAAAAGTGTTTTCAGTATATGAATCAACAGGATAAGCATCAGCATAGTTATAATCTGTAGGTTTAATTTGATAAACCTTATCTCCAGTTACAAAACTATTGAAAAAAGCAAACATAAAACTATCAATTCTAATGCCACCAGTATAAGAATTTCCTACAGAATAAGTATGAATTCCGCAAACGTATGTATTGCCATTTATTGTCACTCTATATGGTGAACCACTTTGTCCACCTTCCGTATCTAAATTTGTTCTATAGTACCAGCCATTATCTTCAAATTTAGTCATAATTCCTGTAGAACTATACATAAAACCATTTTTGCTACCTGGATATCCAAATGTTGTAATTTCATAATTTTTTTCGTAAAAATTGCTTATTTTACCAAACCAACCAGTTTGATTACCTATAGGATTAGATAATTTACAACATCCCCAATCTTTTTGTTGATTTAAATAATATTCTTTTTCAATATATGAACGTTCAATTTTGACTCCACCATATGGATCTACATTTCCATTTCGAGCTGGATAATAATAAATTTCATCAGCGAAACGTGGATTATTTATATGGTCTTCGTAATCGCCACTATTTGTTACATCACCATATAAGCAATGACCGGCAGTAACCAATAAATCGGGCCCTTCTAAAAATCCTGTTCCAATGAAATACATATTATCCTGATTCCCAGTGACATTATTTTGAACAACATATTTTATAACTAATTGTCCAGCCGCTTTATAAGGCCATGAATTAGGGTTAGAAATCAATTGTCTATCATCAGAACCTATTATTGATTTCATTGAATAATTACATTTTTCAGTTCCAACAATATTGTCTGAAGTAACAGAAGATGATTCATCAGTGTTTATTATTTTTGTTTGATTATTTGAATGAACATTTTTACTTATAGACTTTTTTGAATTGCTAGCATTATTTGAATCAAATGCAAATTGCCTATATGAATAATGATTTTGATCAAAATTTATAAATTGTAAAGTGTTGTTAGTATAATTTTTAGTTGCGATATTCCATTCTTGTTCATTACTTTCAATTATACTTTTTGAATAATTACTACTTTCATTATTTATAATTGTATCAACTTCCAATGCTTCTTGCCCATCTATATAATAACTTTGATTTATTTTTTCTAGTCTAGGAGCATCATTTGAATAAATAGTATTGTGAGATTCTGAACTAACACTTAAGTGTGCAAAAAGTAAAACAGTTAAACTTAATAAAGCAAAAATTCTTCCTTTCATTTTTTCCTCCACATAATTAAAAAACATAGTTGTTATAGCATTAAATCAATAGATAATTTGAGCATAATTAAAGTTGCCTTAATTATTTTCAAATAATATGTATTTTTCATTCTTTCCATATATGCGCCCCCAATACGTTGAATCGACTTGAAAATGTTAAAGTTCATTTAATTTTTTTAGAGTTTAGACAACACTTCTTTCGATAATATTTTAACACAAATACACCTAAAAAACAAATTTATCTCCAATGCATGCAAATAAATGTATAAAAATGAATATATTTAATTGAAAAGTCAGAATTCTTTTTGCTTATTTATTCTTTAAAATGTTAATAGTAGATTCAATTTGAGTAGTGATCCACGTTTCTAAATCGCCATAATTTTTAGTTATGTAATCTTTAATTTCGTCACTCATTTGAGCAAGTGCATCATCTTTTGCTTTGATAAGTGCTACTTTTTGGCTTTCTTTATCAAATGTGCCATTCTTCTTCAGTGTTTCTACATAAGTTTGAAATACGCTTCTTACTGCATTCATTACGATGTCAGTTGCAACAATCAATTGTTGTTTTGCGTTTTCGTCTTTAATCTTTGCGTTAAGCCAAGCGATAAGCCTTGCTCCTGCATAAGAAATTAGTGGCAAAATTACCGCAGTTACCACTACAGATATAATGTTTAAAATGATTTCGTTCATAAGTTTAATCCTCCTTTATTTATGAGCTTGTTTGTTTATGTATTTTTCAATTTGATTTATTGCAGTTGTTACAGGTCCATCGCATCCTTGTTCTTTTAAGCCTTTTAAGCAAGCAAGGACACCATAGGTTAAAAGGGTTTGTTCTTCCTTTATCGCCTTGATGTCCTTGTCCTGTTTTTCTTGTTTTAAGTACCATCTATAAACTGCAAATATCACGCCGAATATAACACCAAGTGCAGTAATCACTGATGCGATAGTTATAATTATTTGTCCTACTTCCATAATTTCCTCCTAATCTATCCAGTTTGGCTTTTCAGGTATAATCCTTGTTTCTGGAGCATTAAGCCAAGCCTCATACCATTTGTTTAGTTCTTCCTTTTGCTCATTGGATAAATGATTCCACCATAATTGCGATCTGTTATCCACGAAATTGAAGCACTCGATTTGTCTTCTTTCTCTTATGACATTGTCTTCAAAAATATCAACCATAATAAATTCATCGTTTACTAATCGCCAGTTCATTCCTATGGTGCATGTCATGAGCTTTTCATATAATTCATCATTAACATCACGCTCAATTGATGCATCGCTAATATACGGACTTTCAACAAAGCCTTGTTCATTGATTCTTATCTTTTTCATTAGTTCCTCCTATATAGCAATCGCTATCACTGAATATGTTTTTGAACCTCCAGTTGTGTTATGGATGGTGATTTTCTTTTTATCGATTGAAAACCACTGGTTGTTCGAGCCTGTGCTTGGCGTGTCCTTTTCAGTAAGAGAAGCGCCAATTATCTCGTTGATGCCATAGACATCGAGGTCAATTGTCGAATAACTCGATTTAGCAACAGTGTAGTTAAAAACAATTATCTGAGGGCATGTAGCCGTACTTCCCTCATATGATGAGCCAAGGGGGCTGTGTAGCCAGCATATGTCCTTGAGGAAGAGGTACGGAATCTTTCCAGTCATTATTGCATCGTCCCTGTCGCTTGACATGAAGGTGCAGTATCCATCGGGCCTGAATTCAGCCCAGAAGTTTTCGCCGTATGAATTGTTTTTGAAGCCCATGATGCAGTTGTCGATTCTTTGTGTCCTAGAGAATATCGCATAGGTAGGCATTCTTGGATCGGTAGACAGATCTCCGATTCTGAAGGCGGCATTCCAGTTTCCTGAGTAGCTAAGACCACTTTCTGTTATGGTCAAACCACCAATCTCTCCTTCTGATGACGTGATCTTTCCATTTATTTCTAGACCTGCGGAGTTTACCTTCATAACGGTTTTATTGTTGGAGTAAAGTTCAAAGCCTGTTGATTTGAGCTTATATCCAAATGATGAGGAAACTCCTCCCTCTGAATCTGCCTTCTTTGAAACAACCGCACTGATGGAATCCGCTGTCTGCTCCAAATCAGAGATGTCGCTGGCATTTGAGGCAACCTTTAATGCGAGTTTATTGGACGCAACCGTAAGAGAGGAAATGTTCTTCTCGTTGCTGTTGGCCTTAAGCTCTATCGCATCGGCTCTCTGAGCAAGTGTGGTAACGTCGCTGTCAAGACTCGAAATATCATCCTCTGCACCATCGACTCTCTTGCCTATTGAAGACACTGTGCTTGTAAGACCATTGATGTTTGATTCGATTTTCGATTCTCGTTTATCAATTTCATCAACCTTACCATCAAAATCTTCATTTGTGACATAAGCTTTTAGAACTACTTCACCAGTATCAATATTCCAATATGAGCTACCATCTTTTGAGGAAATAATACCTGCTTTAATAATATTAGCCATCAATGTTCCTGAAGTGATAAAATCCGCTACGATTTGTCCATCAGCTGTAATGGCGGTTTCGTAAGGGCCATTGTATCCGTTATTAGAAAATCCAATGCCGTTTACATTCCATCTCCACACCTTAATGGCATCATTGATATTAGGCTTATCCATAACAAGCAGTTCATAAGGCTTACCATCTTTTGCAGCCGAATGCAAAATGACATATCCGCCAGAATTACCAGTTATAAGCTTTGTGGCAGTGCTTATCGCATAATTTAAAAGAGATGGAAATCTATCCACCTCTGTTTTCGTTGATTCAATTTTGCTTTCGATGCTTTGCACTTGTTTGACAAAGTTAGATCTTGCACTGCCTAGCGTTATGCTTGTGTATTTTTCAAGCAACGTATTGTATGTTGTCTTTATTACTTTTGTTTTGACCGATACTCCAATCTCTGTGTGTTTTACTGTAACAGTATCACAAAGAGAGACTCGTTCTAAAAGCGCTGAATATTCAGGTTGCTTCCACAATGGTTCAAAGCTAATTGTGATCGTAGGATTTTCTACGCCAAGCGGATTATCGCTTATATACTTTAAAGTCTTCTCCCTTAGCTTTTCTTCAGTTATTTCTTCGTCGCTATCAAAGGAATCGGTCATATCCTTTATAAGAGTTTTCCTTTTGGTCAAGGTAGTTGTTATCGGCAAAATCTGGTCACTAAGAGTGCAAACGACATCATTCCCATCGCCACTTGAAATAACTGCATAAGGCAAAATATCTGTATAGATTTCAGAAATGTCACTATCGTGGTCAAGCTTCGTTAAGTTCTTGCCATACTCAATTACGACACCCTTGTTACTTCCTCTACCTTTATGATGGATTATCGAGAAATTATCCCACTCAAATTCTCCGCCCCATTTGTTTAGAAGGCTGCCATAAGTTCCACCAAGACAAGCTCTCACGCTTTGAGGCTTTTTAACTTCAAAGTCCTTTGCAGCAGTGTAATCCGTTCTAAAAGTAAAGTTATTTGGAAGAACTGTCTTTTTAAGCAATGTATCGATTGCAACTTGAGGTGCAACATTAGTAAGTGAAAATGGGATAACTCCAATATTGATCAAGTCATAGGAAATGTGCTCGGCATAAATAGTAATTATCCCATTAATCGGTATAGTAATTCTGTATATTCTAAATGCCTGTGGATCAGATAAGTCATTTGGTTTTGCCTTTATGATGCGTTCCTTTTTTATTTCGCCATACAAAGAGCCATTAAGAGGGTACTTCAAAGTCAATTCATAAGCACCGTTTCGCTCTTCGGTTACCAAACATGAGATAGTATCGGCAAGCACACCTATACCAAATGTAGAAAAATCAATTGCGTCTTCTTTATATAGAATCGGAATCATAAACTCACCCACCTTGGAATAATCTCAACGCTTGTTATTCCCCCGCTAAATTCGATATGATTTTCACCATGCTCAAAAGTAGGAAATCCATCACCTGTAACTTTGTCGTTTTTAAGTGTCGTATCGTGATAATAGTTCATAAGTTCTGAGTCGCATTCCGTATAACCATTTAAGGTTTCAAAATGCCAGACTTTATTGTTAATAGTTAGTGTTCCTGCTCCTTTGCCATTTACCTTGATATAAGGCTTAGCTATAAAGTTGAATTCATTAGTAATAATCACCGCACCTGAATATGTTTGCTTTACAAGCCCTGCAATCAAATACCTAAGTGGCTTGCATGAAAAAGAAATCGTGAATACTCCAATCTTCATGCATTCGTCAGAAATATCCATCTTGCTGTTGAACAGAGCCTTTCTCAAGAATTTCGTATCGTAGCTGTCAGTCAAATCGTGATACTTGCCTGATTCCTTATAGAGCCAGTTCTTCACCTTGGTGATTTTGTCCGCCAACTCTTCGATGGACTTCGCAGGCAAAAAGCAATTGTAAGAAATGCTTATGTTGCCGAATCTTCCGTTTGGGCTTATTAGATCTCCGTCTCGTCCAGGAATAGAGATCAAAGATAGATCGTATTTCGGTGCAGAATATACACTTTTAGATTGAATTCGAATTCCCATATCCTCGCTAGAAATCCCATTAAAACCAAAATAACTCATGCGAACACAACTCCTTTCCTTTTTGCGAAATTACCTGCAGTTTCCATTATTTCCTCAGTCAAACTTGTGATATCTTCATTTGAATAGTTGTTAAAATTACCAATACTAAGTTGAAGTACCAACCCACCTTGATTTGCCTTTGTACCACCATTTATGGAATCAGCAGCACTTGAAACATTAAAATCGCTAGGTATTTCGCTCATATCAGCAGATAAACCATCAAATACGTTATTTAGATTATTGACCATTCCGTTTGCGGAACTTAATACTTCACTTGCCGTTTCATCAATACCATTCGCTAAGCCTTCCATCATCATATCGCCGATCCAAGCCATCTTTTTAGATGGAGAGTGAATGCCGAAGAAGCTTTTAATTCCGCTCCATAAATCCCCTGCCCAGTTGCTAACCTTATCCCAAATCCATCCAGCTAGGCTTTGTATACCTTCCCATAAACCATGAACTAGGTTCTTTCCTACATCCGCCATTTGCGAAAAGCCACTACTAAATCCGTTAATAATAGCCGAAAGTATTTGTGGCACAGCTTTTACTATTTCCATAATAATCATTGGAAGATTTGTAATCAGCGAAGTAAATAGATCTATCCCTGCCTGTATGATCAAAGGAATATTATCGATAAGCGCTCCAACGATTGACGTTATGATCTTAGGTATCGCTGTTAGTATCATTTCAATTATTTCAGGCAATGCTTGGATGAGCGTTACAAATAGGTTAATGCCTGCATCAATTATGAGAGGCAAGTTTTCGACAATGGCAGTAATAATTCCATCAATTATGAGAGGAATTGCCTCTATTATCGCCTCGATTATATCTGGCAAAGCACCTATCAAGCTAGTAAAGAGCTTAATGCCTGCTTCTATGATTTGAGGGATTGCGCCAAGTATGAAATTAATAATCGCCAAGATAACCTTAGTCAATGCATCAATTATGATTGGTAAAGCCTCAAGTATTCCTTTCACCAAACCTTCTACAATTTGAAGAACCGTATCAAGGAGCATAGGAAGATTGGCTATTAATGTTTCGCATACCTCTATCACAGCTTGAACAATAGTTGGTATTAGTTTTGGCATTGATTTTGTTATACCTGAAGCTAAACTTATTACGATTTTTGTCGCCACATTTATGATAAGTGGTAAGTTCTTTATAAGTGTATTTACTATGGTAAGCAACGCATCCATCACCGCAGGAACTAGGCTAGGCAGTAAATTAAGCAATGTTTCTAGGACTTCCGAGAACAACTTAGTAACCATTGTAAGAAATGTAGGTAGCAAATCGCCGACAGCATCAATCAAGGCATCTACTGCTGTTGGCAAAGCGGATATGATGTTTCCAATGATTGGAGTAATGTTTTTTACTACAGTCTTGAAGCCATCGACTACGTTATCGCATAAACCTCTGATATCCGCTTCAGAATTTCCAAAGCCAGTTATTAGATTTTGCAATGCCGATTTAAGTGAATTGATCGAACCAGTTATCGTATACTCCGCTTCTTTTGCAGTTGTGCCAGTAATACCCATTTGCATTTGGATGATATGGATTGCGTCGACTATGTCGGCATAGGAATCGATGCTGAATTCAACGCCTGCGATTTCCGATGCATCCGCAAGCAAACGCTCCATCTCGGTTTTAGTACCACCATAGCCGAGCTTAAGGTTATCAAGCATCGTATAGTTTTGCTTGGCAAAGCCCTGATAAGCACTTTGAATCATTGACATATCAGTCCCCATTTTGTTGGCGTTATCCGCCATATCAACGATTGCTTGATTGGCTTTATTCGCTGCTGCTTCCGTATCACCATTAAGTGATGCAATAAGGGACGCAGAAAACGAAGTGACCGTTTCCATGTATTCGTTGGCCGAAAGACCTGCGGTTTTATAAGCATTATCGGCATCATTCATTACTTTTTGCTGTGCATTAAGAAGACTATTGTATTCATCACGCACTTCATCAACCGTTTTTCCAACCGACTTTGCATATTCTTCTACGCTTGATGTTTCTGTGCCAAACAAGGTCTTAACGCCGCCTACTAACTGCTCATAATCAGCATAGGCTGAGATTACTTCCTTGCCGAGCTTTACAGCCATTGCTGTAGCGGCCACTCCGACCGCCACCATAGCAGCTCCGATGCCTTTTAAGACCGATCCCAAGCCACTGAACTTGCTTTCGGATTTTTCCGCCGACTTTCCTGCATCTTCGATGTCGTTACCCATGTCGTCTGCGCTTTTTGCGACATCGTCCATTTTTTTGCCTGCGCTATCAAGAGCTGATGTATTAGCATCCAACTCCTTTTCCATATTGTTCAGTTCGGCCTGCGCATTATTTAATTGTATTTGCCAATTTTGCGTTCTTCTGTCGTTCTCGCCAAACGACTCAGCCGCATTGGCAAGGGCTGAACGCAAAGTTTCTATCTTTTGCTTTTGCGCATCTATCGATTTTTGCAGCACTTCATTTCTTGCCGTCAATGCCTGTATTGAGTTATCGTTTTTGTCAAACTGGCTCTCCACAAGCTTCATTTCGGATCCTAAGACTTTGAAAGACTGGTTTATTGATACAAGTGCAGACTTGAATTCTTTTTCACCTTCAAGTCCTATTTTCAAGCCGAAACTATCCGCCATCTGCGTTCACCTCCTTATTTAAATTCCATCAGGAATAATATCGTCAATAAAAACTTCCACTTTAGGCTTTGATATGCCGTGGTACTGCTTATGGCATTCCCATAAATCAAGTAGAAGCCCAAAGGGCATAAACCACACTTCATCTTGCGACAAATGTAATTGTGATAGCCCGTAATATAAAAGACGAGTAAACAACTCTTCGTCACTTACTCGCCCACTGCGTTTTTTACTTCTACGCTTTCGATATTTCGTTTTGTTCCTTTTAATAGTGCCTCAGTAATCGCATCTTTGAAGTTTGCAATATCCTGTGGCGTTGTTAAAAGCTCTACCTCGTCTTCAGTCAAGAGCGGCTTTTCATTGCCCTTGTTCTTGTAATTGAAAATGAGAATAGGCTGATTGGCAAGCGTTACAATGAGCCAAACGATCTCGCCAATTGCATCTTCGTAATTTTCGCTTTTAACAAGCTTGTCTCCAAGATTGGAAAGTCCGCCGTATTTTTTGGCGATTTCCTTTGTTGCCTTAGTCGTTAAAAGCAATTCATATTCGTTGCCGCCAATCGTAATGACTGAGCTTCTTTCATCTGCCATTTTTATTTACCTCCTTAGTATTCAGGCTCATATACGCTATCGTACCAAGCACTAATTGTTTCACTGTTTTCTTGTGTTTCAGTAACTTCTGCTTTCCATGGATGCTTATTCTTTCCATCAGGTTTATTGCGTCTATAAATAGCCCCTTCAATAGTCGGAGTTGAGAAAGTGATGGAATCGCCCTTGGTAGCAAGGTTAGTTGCAGGAATTCCAAATAATACTCTATAAAGCCAATAATACTTATATTTTCCATTTGATTTCTTTGCTCTAAATCCTATTGCTACATATTGAGAGATATCCTCACCGCCTGAAATAAGTACACCATTACTATCTAGCGTTGCACTCACAAGAGCTACCGCTGCCTCATTCCCGATGTCGTCTACGCCAAGCGAGATAGTGCCGCTCTTGAATTCCTTTACCGTTTCGGATTGACCGTCATCAGCAAAAAGAATAGCCTCGTTCAACTCGATAGACAAATCAGCTGAGATTGCCTTTGCAAGTTGAACAGGTGTTCCATATGTTTCATTACCATTTTTGTCTTCCGTAATAGGTGCATAAACAAGTTTATCTAAACCAATTGTTGCCATTTTATTTATTCCTCCAATTCATAATTTTTTGCTATGTCCACAACATAGTGAAAATAGTCAGTTTCAGTTTCGTAACCGATGTATCTGCGGTCGGTTACTGTGAATTCCGCATTTAATAGTTTCTTTACTATTTGATTTGTTAGTTTTTTGTAGTTGCCTTTAGCGTAAATCGAGATCCTTAATTCCTGCACTTCCGCATTAGGCGTATTATCAGCATGCAATTCAAAAGTATCAGATAGCGGAACAAGCACTATATAGGTATCTGTTGCGGTACCTTTATACACGCCAGTTGCTACTGGGACTTTTAAAGGCTCCAGCAATTCTTTCACATCAGCTAAAATACTCATAGTTTTTCTATTTCCTCTTCTAGTTTTTGCGTCATTGCATCAATGCACGCTTTCTTTGACTGGCTTTTTGCAGGCTTCAAGTACGGCTTTGCAGGCTGTCCTGACTTTCCATACTCGATGATATTGGCTATCATGGCATTTGATTTTCCGTCGCTTCTTGGCTCAGCGAAACCAACCTTGATATTGTGATTCCCATTTCTATCCAAGAGCACTTTGCTTAAACCAAGAGAGTTTGAAAGCTCGTCTGTCGAATTGCCACTCAATACGCCTTGCAGATTGCTTTTGACCTTATCAAGAACAACCGCTCCGCCACTTTCGAGAACCTTCTCGCTAACGTCATCCATTTTGCTTCCGAGCCTTGAGAGCTTTTTTAGCAGATCCTCAGGCAGATTGCACGTGCATTTAGCCATTTGACGCCACCGCCTTTTTAGCCAAAACCTCAATATACATGTTCCTGCCTTTTACGTTTTCAACCGATAAAATGTCGTATTCCTCGTCATTGAAAATGATATATTGCTTCGTCGTTATATTTAGGTTTGGTATTTTCCTGAATCGGAAGAGCTCGGTAGCCTCGCTAAAAGCCGCAAAATTCGCCCAACGTTCGCTTCCGTGGCGACCTTCGACAAACACTCGTATGCTTGCCAAAACCGCCACACGTTGCGAAGTAAAGCCCTCAGAATCGGTTATAAAAGTCTTCTCACATATTTTTGCGGGTTTATTCATTAATCCTAAACTCATACTCACACCTTCCAATTCCTATCCATTCTTAACAGTAGATTTACCGTCTTCCAAACCTGTTCTGATGCATTAGGCGTATTCGCAAAGAAACCGCCTGTACTGCCGTCACGAGATTCATAGAAATGCGACGCAAGCATGATGATTGCCTGCTTTGTGGTCGCAGACATCGGCATAACGCTATAAGTGCCTTCAGTCACATGCTGGTAACTTTCCGCATAGGAGATGGCGGCAGCTATGAAGCTAAGGATAAGACTGTCATCGTCGTCGAATGTTATGATCAAATTTTCTTTCACCTGTTTTAGCAATTCGTTAGCAATCATATCTGCCACCTCCTATTTTGCGATTAGTCCTTCTGAGCAAGAACCTTGATTGCTTCAGGTAGGATAAGTTTGCCATCTACTCTTTGAGTGGCGACGAAGCCAACTTGACCTGTTGCGGCGTAAAGCTCATTAAGGCGCTTGAAACTGCGAGATTGTCTATCAGCGATCCAGTAATAAGAGAAATCACCGAAGGCAATAGTCTTCGCCCCTGCTGCGATAGTAGGAACGTAGCTTGATGTAAATACTGGTCTACCCAAGATGGTGTCAGGAGTATTCGCAGTAAGTGCAGGTTGCCATAAGTAATTACCATTGTTGTCTTTTAGTTTTCTGATTGCCTTAATGGTTGCATCGTTAAGAACCCATACGGCTTTCTTTCTGTAAGGCGCTTTAAGCGAATAGAACAAATCGATAAGTTCGTCTGCGGTTATTGCTGTAGAACTTGCTGCAGTTACACCTACCTCTGCACCACCTGTTGCATTAAAAATACCGATTGGCTTTCCAACACCATCGCCATTGAAGAATGCATCCTCTTCTTTGCTCCCGATTCGTCTTGCAAACTCCTTGGAAATATAAGCCTCAAGGTTGAAAACAGAATCGTTCAAAAGTTCCTCAGATACCTTAATCAAAGTACCAAGTTTATATGCGCTAATAGAAACTTGAGAGAACGCATCGTCGCTTTCGTTGATAGTTCCTTCTTCGTCTACCCAAGATGCAGTACCCTTAGTCGCAACAACAGGAATTTTTCTGTCACCTGAAGATGTAGTGATTACCTTTGCGATCTTTCTGAATAGGTTCTCTTCTTCTAGGCTTTCAACAAGCGTCTTTTCATATTCGTCAGGGACAAGGTATCCGCCTTCTGAATCAGAGCCGATTTGAAGTGCATTCATTACATCAGGTCTAACCGCTTTCGCTCTCATTGCGTTCCAGAAAGACTTTTTATATGCTTTCGATTTTCTACCATCATCTTCTTCCTCGTCTTTAGCCACCATAGGTTTGGCAGTCAAAGGTGTAGATACAGGCTTATTGAGCTCTGCCTCGATTGCATCTTTTCTTTCCATACGTTTGATCTCATTAGTATAGGTTTCGAATTCTTTTTCCATCTTGGTATAAATAGCGTCGTCTTCCTCGCTAAGTACACCTTGATCGTTTCTGTGGGAGTCAAGGAAATTCTCCATTGCACTCCAAGTTTTGGCACGTTTTTCACGTAATTCAGTAATAGTCATAATTTTTATATCCTCCATTAAATTAAATTTTTGATTTGGTCGAGCCTTGCTTTTAGCTCATCAACGCTTCTGCCATTTCGTTTTGGCTTCGCATTCGTTTCTTTGTTTGTGATTTTGTTGAATAGTTTTGTTGCGAACACATGTTCTTGAAACTCAAAGCTTTTATTTGCATTTGCCTTCTTTTCGTCTTCGAGTATTTCATCAGCGAACCCAAGCTCAACAGCTTTGTTCGCATTCATCCATGTGACCGCATCCATCATGTGGCTTAGGATAGTTCTTGAAAGTCCTGTTTTTATTTCATAGGCATTGATAATCGATTCCTTCACTTCATTAAGCACTTCAATCGTTTTGCTCATGTCCCTATGATCTCCATTGGCACTGGTTGATGGATTGTGGATCATAATTAGCGCAGTAGGCGCAATGACGACTTTAGTTCCTGCCATAGCAATTACGCTTGCGGCGCTGGCAGCAATCCCGTCGATCTTAATCGTAACCTCGCCCTTATAGTCCATTAGCATCGAATAGATCTGGGAAGCCGCTATGCAATCTCCGCCAGGACTGTTTATCCAGACAGTGATTGGACCATTTCCAGAATAAAGCTCCTCCTTGAACATTCGTGGAGTGATATCGTCATCGAACCACGATTCTTCAGCTATCGTTCCATTAAGTTCTAGGACTCTTTCTTTCGTTTCGGCTTGGCTTGTCCATTTCCAAAATTTCCTCATCGGCTGTATCCTCCTTTTCTTTATCTGCATAAGCTCCTGCTTTGTTAAGCGGTAGCATATTGCCGTTGATTAGGTATAAGTCACCGCCATCTTCGGCAGGGATCTTATCCAAGTTTTCAAGCTCTCGTATGTCGTTTGCAGACATCCAGCCGTTTTGCCTTGCTGTTGCATAGCCGCTCATACGGGACTCGTAATCGCCTCTAAGCAATCCTTCAAGATTGAACTTGAAGAAATACTTTCGCTTCTCATCTTCGTTAAGCAATGACCTAGACAATGACTGTTCCCATCTGATAACCCACGGATCCAAGGTATACTTAACGAACTCAAGTGATTGTTGCTCGATATTAGAAAAGCTCGACTTCTCAAGGTCACCCACCATATGAGGCGGAACTCTGAAAATTCGAGCTATTTCGTCAATTTGAAACTTCCTTGTTTCTAGGAACTGGGCTTGTTCTGGCGAGATGGAAATCGGCGTATATTTCATTCCTTCCTCAAGCACTGCAACCTTGCCAGAATTGGCAGAGCCACCGAAAGTCGAATTCCAGTTTTCCCTCAGCCTTGAAGGATCTTTGATCGTCCCTGGATGCTCTAATACACCAGATGGCGCTGCGCCATTTGCAAAGAATTTTGCGCCGTATTCTTCAGTGGCGATTGCCAATCCTATTGCATTTTTGGCCATCGCTATTGGCGAATATCCTACTAGCCCATCAAACCCAAGTCCTGGAATATGTAAGACGTCTCTTGGCGTTAAATACACTGTCACTCCTTCCATAGTCTTTGCTTCGTCAGAGCTTCTTGTGTATATGTAATAAAGATCACCATTTTCATCTCTATCGACTTGCATCTTATTTGGCATCAAAGGATATAAAGCTACAACCTCGCCCTTACCATTTCTTATTATCTCAGCATAAGCATTCCCCCATAAAAGCAAATGAGTCATAAGCGTTTCTCTAAAGATGAATGAGCTCATTTCTTTGTTTGGTTCGTCATGCAGTAAGTGATAAAGATTGTTGTCTATCGCTCTTTCTTTTCCACCGTCTTCCTTATATCGGTAAAGATGCAATGGCAATCCTGCAACAGCTTCTGCAAGAATTCTTACACATGAATAAACTGCAGTCATTTGCATTGCACTTCTTTCATTTACATTCTTACCAGCTGAAGAACCACCCATATAAAACGAACAAGAACTACCAACAGTTCTGTTATCTATCTTGGGGTGATCTCGTGATTTGAATAATTTGTTTATAAGTCCCATTTTTGACCTCCTAAATAATTAAAAGACCTCTTGAATCGTAAACCGAATCAGAAGTCTCTCCTTTATTTCTTATTGCTCTATCAAGTGCCATAACAGTTGCCACGCTACCATCAATCTTCTCTGTGGATTTTGACTTATCCATCTTTATATTTCCTGCTGGTTCTGTTCTAACACACACATTGTCCATCATCCATCTAAGCACTGGATGTCCGTTATGCCTTAAAGTTTTGCCAAGAACTAGATTCATAAGTTCCTTTGTCGGTGGACTCATATCTTTAAATCCCTGACCAAAGGGAACGACTGTAAAACCGAGTCCTTCCAGATTTTGAACAAGCATTGTTGCGCCCCACCTATCAAAAGCAATTTCTTTTATGTTGTATTGTTTCCCAAGTTCATCTATAAAGGTTTCGATGTATCCGTAGTGGATTACGTTCCCTTCAGTGGTTTCAATGAAGCCTTGCCTTTCCCACAAGTCATAAGGAACATGGTCTTTATTGACTCTTGCTTCCATATTTTCTTCGGGTATCCAGAAATAAGGTAGAATGTAGTAATGCTCATCTTCTTCAGTTGGCGGAAACACTAAAACGAATGCAGTGATATCCGTTGTTGAAGAAAGGTCTAGTCCACCATAGCAAACTCTCCCTTTCAAATCTTCAGGAGTAAAGTCAAAACTGCAATCGTCCCACTTTTCCATAGGCATCCATCTTACTGCTTGTTTTACCCATTGATTTAGCCTTAACTGTCTGAATGAATTTTCTTCTGCAGGGTTTTGTTTTGCACTTTCACAAGCCGCCTTTACCTTGTCTATTCCAACTGTTATGCCAAGTGATGGATTTGCTTTTTTCCATACTTTAGGATCCGTCCAATCATCATCCACTTCCGCTCCATAAATGACTGGGTAGAATGTAGAATCATGTTTTCTTCCTTCAAGAATGTCTTTTGCTTTTTGGTGAGTTTCGTAACAAATAGATTTAGTATCAGTTCCTGCTGTGGTGATTAGAAAATATAAAGGTTGCATTCTTGCATCACCAGAACCTTTGGTCATAACATCAAAAAGTTTTCTATTTGGCTGAGTATGCAGCTCGTCAAATACAACTCCGTGTATGTTAAAACCATGTTTGGAATAAGCCTCAGCGGACAAGACCTGATAAAAACTATTCGTCGGCAAATAAATAATTCGCTTTGTTGCCGATAGTATCTTACACCTTTTATTAAGTGCAGGACACATTCTTATCATGTCTGCTGCAACCTCAAATACGATTGATGCTTGTTGCCTATCAGCTGCACATCCATAAACTTCAGCTCTTTCTTCACCATCACCACAAGTTAAGAGCAAAGCAACTGCAGCTGCTAGTTCCGATTTACCTTGTTTTTTTGGAATCTCGATGTAAGCAGTATTAAATTGCCTATATCCATTAGGTTTCAATGTTCCAAACAGATCCCTGATTATCTGCTCCTGCCAATCTATAAGTTCAAATGGCTCACCTGCCCATGTACCTTTCGTATGGCACAAGCATTCAATAAAGCTAACCGCATAATCTGCAGCAGCTTTATCATAGGTGGAGTCTTTAGCTTTGAACTTAGTCGGAACATACTTTTTAAGTTTTCGCAAATTCCCACCTCCTTATCAATAAGAAAAAGCCGACCATCAAGCCGACTTTGATTCTCTTTACTTTTATTCATGCTTTGGTATTGTTTCGATTATTTTTTCAATCTCGTCATTGTTAATACCTAAGCCTTCAAGCGCCTCCCTCGTGCCACACGTTGGGCAAATTGGCGTTTTGTTGTCTGCCCTTGAAATAGCTGAGGGCGCTTTGTAGTTCTTGCCGCATTTGGGGCAAATCTTAAATTCGGTGGTTCTTGTTTCCATTTTGGACCTCCATGCTCTTTTTTATAGCTTCTTCTATATGTTTAGGACTAAAACCGAAAGTCCTATATCCTTCCAAGCAAACACGCACATATTCAATCATTGGAATTCCTAGCTTCCTGTCTTCGTGCATGATGTAAGCAAATGCCTTTACATGATGCGCTATCTTACTTTTTATTGAAATGTAATCTATTTCCATTTCTTTCTTGTAATAAAAGGTAGGATAGCCCTCATAAACATCAAGAGCTCTTTCGTGCTCTTCGTTAACCTTCCAAATCGCAATAGGGACCGAGCTTCCTATCTTTTCCTCAATAGTCAGGTAAGAGCCTGTTTTGCTGCCTTTGAACAAAAGCTCATAATCTTTAATAAAGCCAGTTCCAACAACCAATGCGCCAGGGCACCTGTATCTCATTTGTCTGATGTTAAGGTTGCTGCCGTAAGCGATGTAGTATTTTGCCATGCTCTTGTACCTCCTTAGGCCATAGAAGTAGGTCTTATCCCACTTCTAAAGCTTGCGTCGCCTGATAGTCTTTTCGTTAAGAACTCTCTGGCTGTTTTAAATTCGTCTCCGATGAAGCCAAGTCTAAGCAGCCAAGTCCTCATTGCGTATTTTGGATTTTCGTGTTGTTGAGGCTTGCTTGATGCTGCCTTCGCATCTTTTGCCATTTGGCTTAGTGCCAAGCAAAGCTGAATGTAGCTTTTAAGCTGTCCTGCGTGAAGGCCGTTTGCCTTACCATCACTTGGTGCATCGAATTGGAATAATCTGAATTCGATTGTCCCCTTCGTGAATGTTGCGTGGAAGTTAAGCATGTGGTAGCGGCTTCCATTGTAATGTTGCGTCCTTCCGTAGTTCTCGTTTTGGCTTTGATACCAAACGTCCGCAAAAGCGCTCATTGTTTTAGGTTTTTTCTTGTTGACCTCTTTCAAGAACCTCTCATCGACTGTTCGGCAGTATCTTGTGATTCTTCCGTAATCAAGGCTGAGCGCCTCAGCAAGCAAACTTTCGTGGCTTGCCATGATGTTTGTAAGGTTTCTCATTGTTTGTGGTGTGTGTCCGTTTGCCCCAATGTGAATGTGGACTCCGCACATCCTTGAGGCATCGCTTTTTGCGCCTGCTTTTCTAAGAATTCTTACAATCTCCTGCAAGTCTTCGATATCGTCGTATCTAAGGATTGGCGTTACCATTTCGCATTTCTCATCTTCTGGCCCTACGATTGAGCAGTCCCTTTGGAATTTCCATGTTCTTCCTTTTCTGTCTTGGCAGGCCCAGCTGCAATAACCATATTCCCTTGCTGCATCATAAGCCCTTGTTCCAAAATACTCTCCAACCAGAATAGCTGCTTTTCTTCTGGTGATTGAATTCATTTCGATTTCAACTCCGATTGTTTGTTGCTTCATATTTGTGATTTGGTTTTCTGTGTTTTTCATGTTCGTTCCTCCTTGGAAGTTGTATCCCTTCCTCGTGTATATATATCACTCTAAAGAGGAATTATAGCAAGTCATTTGTGTACTTATTTTCGACTATTTTTATATATCAAAGATATATAAACCAACTGACAATTAAAGCTGTTTTCCATCTTTGCCGAACAGTTTTATTTCCCTGATTGTCCCATTGTGAAACAATCCGATTGCATAGTTGACGGCCTCTTTTTCTGACCAGCCGAGTGAGTTTACGTAATAATCGACAAGATAGTTCATTCCCGAAAGACTGGTATCGCTTTTCTCGCACATCTCGAATAGAGGCGTTCTCGCTTCAGGCAAAGCAATGAAACTATCAACTTCTGGTATGAGTGCGCAACCGCCCCAAGTCCCATGAATTTGATTTGCATCATCGATTAAGACAACCTTCCCGATTTTCCCTTTATAGTCTGGTTCATCCTTCATTTTTAAGACTTTAATGTAGGTTCCTATTTTTAGATTTGGCATTTTCAGTCCTCCTTGTTCGCGTCTATTAATCACTCTAAAGAGGATTTATATCAAGTCATTTGGTTCATCTATTCACTATTTTTTGCATTAGAAAATCTTTCGCCAAAGTCAAGGTATAATAAAAGCCCACCCATGAAGAGTGAGCTTCATTTTTACGTTATTTCAACGCCCCTTTGCTACTTTTATCGCCTTAATCATTGATGTTAAACTAAGGATCCACAATGGCGTTACTACTAATAGTCCAAATGGTATAGCTATTAAAACGCCTATGCTGAATTCCAGTTTAATCGCATCTGTCAAAGGCCATATAACAAACACTAAAAAAAACACGGAGGCGATTATAAATAACACTATAGAAATAGCCCTTTTAGTTTTCAATATATCACCTCGATTCTTTCTTAAATTATATCATACTTTTTCAGCTTAATCGACTTCAATACAATTGAAATATCAAACAAGTCAAATCTTCCCTGATTTACATCTAACGCAACGATATCGAAATGTTCTCCAAACAATGCCTCAAACTGGGCTCCTAGCAGGGACCTTGTTAACGAATTATCATGATTTTTGTCATCAGTAATTATTAAAAAGTCAAAATCACTATTGGCGTTTTGAGTTCCGTTTGCATAAGAACCAAAGATTCTGATTTCAGAAACCTTTAAAAAGCAAAGTAATTCAGCAGATAGATTATTTAGCCTAGATTTGATTTCCTCGAGCGTCAACTCCGCAGTGGTATAGATTATGTTCTTAGTTGATTCAATCAAATCGTTAATACAGCCAGCAAAGTCTGGATAACTATTAGATGCTAATAATAGTTCTTTATAATGGCCGCTTGCGATAACAGTTAGTTTTTCGTTTAAAGAATAATTTTTGATATTCAAAAGAATAGAGAACAATTGACCTTCTTTGCCTTTAAAACACCTATCATTTTTGATGAAATTGAATAAACTAAAGTAGTTATCTTCATTCAAAAGTAACGTCTTTAATGTGGTAACCTTGTCTAAACTTACAACCGATTTATCGTCTAAATCAAACAACTTCTTAACAACAAAGAAAATGCTGTTTTCATTAATAAGTGGCTTAGATTTGATGAAATTTAGCAATTCACAAAAAGTTTTACCATAAACAGAAACAGGCGGTGTATTGTTACAAGACACAGAATCCAATTCTTCAATCAATTTATTATCATATTTGTAATATGACGCAATAGATCTTAAGTATTTCTTTTCGACCTTATTCATATTAATACCCCTCCTTTAAATATGGGTTTGATTTATTAATTGCTGATAAAACAGCTTTACAGACATTTTCATTTCCTAATTCTTGCGTATGAATCAGATTATATTTTCCCATATCCCAAGTATATGGAATTACTGCTAAAACAAAGGCAAAAAATGCATATAAAATATCCTTTCTAGCGATCGCCTCTCCGATTCCCCAAGAAACATTTTCCGCAATCTCAGTTGACATAGCCGGGCTTAATTTATACAAGTAATCATACCAATTCGAATGATTGATATATTCAAAATTGTCATCGATTAATACCCTTTGATTAATATTGTTAAAGCCTGTTGCTTTTTGTGCTTCAACGGAGACAATCAAGTCAGAGCCTTCCTCCGGATTGTTGTTGAAGCCGATTTGGGAGCAGGCGATACATGTAATGTACGGCTTCTTATTTAATGGAATGGAGTTCCAACCATTTTTTAGTCTAGTGAAAAACGCATCATCCCCTAGGTCTTCATCGCTAACATACGTATCCAACAATTCTCTAATTCCTTGGTGCAAATCGACAATTTTAGTCCCTACAATTGTGTACAAAGGAACGCCAAGAACATCATCCGCCAAACTTAAAGCCTTTTGGAGGAAGCTATTTAAATAAGGCGTTCCGACAGATGTGATGTTTTTTACGTATCCCCTTTTTAAAGTCACATAACGCATATTTACTAATCCGCCTTTGGAATAGCCTACCAAGAAAATCGGCACTTTATCTCCAAAGATCTCTTTTATTTTTAGAACGATTGAATGTAGTTCTTCAACCTGGTCGTCTATTCTACCAATTTGACTTCGGAACAAAGTTTTGAAAAAACTGATCTTTGTGTCTGAAGCTTGTCTTCTTAACGCAGCGACAATATCCGCGTTGTTAACGTTGTCTTGCATTAAAATTTCATCATTCATTCTGATTGTTGTTGAATCGGCAATGCGATTCATTGTTGCCCACATAGGACTATATGTATCTTTTGTGCAAAATAATCCAGGTTGGCAAAGTACCACACCTTTACTTAAGAATTGTGGCTTTGATTCATAATAAACTGACATATTTTTTCCTCCTTTTCAGTTGTTAATTTTGATGTCTCGTATTGGAATTGAAGCTATGCCAATAGGCTATAAGTTCTTCCTTGATTACCAGTTACGAGCGAAATAGAAAAAGGTGCATTTTTGCACCTAAACTGTCTACTTTTATCAAGCTTGTTTTTCGACTTCCTTGACTAAGTCAAAATAGCGGATTTTCTCGCCATTTCTGATGCAGTAAACTCCTTCTGGATCACCGCCATTATCAACATATCGTCTTAGAATTACAGACGCATATTTCTCGTCGAGCTCCATCGTGTAGCAAATGCGGTTAGTAAGCTCGCAAGCCATAAGGGTTGATCCGCTGCCGCCGAAGGTATCAATCACGATTGCGTTTTCCTGAGAGCTGTTTTGCAAAGGGTAAGAAAGCAAATCAAGCGGTTTGCTGGTTGGATGATTTTCATTTCTTTTAGGCTTCTTGAAATTCCAGATTGTGGTCTGCTTCCTATCAGAGAACCACCTGTGCTTCCCATTCTTCAAGAACCCGTAAAGGACTGGCTCATGCTGCCATTGATAATCGCTTCTGCCAAGCACAAGTGAGTCTTTCACCCATATGCAGCATCCTGCCAAATGGAATCCCGAGTCAACGAATGCCTGCCTGAAGTTTAGACCTTCAGTGTCCGCGTGAAACACATATCCAGCAGCACCGCTCTCGCAGTGGGCCACCATGTTGTTGAAGGCAGAAAGTAGGAATTGGTAAAACTCCTCGTTCTTGATTGAATCATTCTTGATCGTTAGGCCGCTGGACGACTTGAAGGATACACCATATGGAGGATCAGTAAGGACTAGATTCGCCTTCTTCCCATCCATAAGCTTATTGACATCTTCCGCATCGGTTGCATCGCCGCAGTAAAGCACATGCCTTCCGACTATCCATCTATCGCCTTTTTGAACGAATGATGCTTTTTCCAAAGCGGCTGACAAATCATAATCGTCATCTTCAATGTCCGCTTTATCTTCCTTGAACAGGTCTGCGAGTTCATCATCATCGAAACCTGTAAGGGACAAATCAAAAGACTCCCCTTCGAGAGCCTCCAATTCTACCTTTAATATTTCTTCATCCCAGCCAGCATCGAGTGCCATTCGGTTATCTGCAATGATGTATGCTTTCTTTTGTGCTTCAGTCAGATAGTCAACAAGCACACAAGGGATTTCTTTTATTCCTTCAGCTTTTGCTGCTTGAACTCGCCCATGTCCTGCAATGATATTATAATTTTTATCTATGATCACAGGATTGATGAAGCCGAACTCACGAAGACTTGATCTAAGTTTTAGGATTTGTTCTTCGCTATGAGTTCTCGCGTTATTTATGTATGGAATTAACTTATCTATATCAATAAGTGTCATTTCTGTAGTAGTTTTCATTTTTACCTCCTCATGAAAAACAAAAATTACCGAGAGTTTATTCCGACACGCCTGTTGGCGAGCTGTACTGTCACTGCGGGGGTTCCCCTACAGAGTTGATTCCGTCACTCGGTAATTTCATTATTTGATCAGTATTTTTCCTGTTTCCAAGGAATATTTCTTCCAGACAGTCACTATATTTGAAAAATAGGCATCTATTTCGTTTGTTCCAGCGAAAATCGGCCTTCTTATTCGGATGTATAGTGGCGATAGAGTTGAATTCCCCCAGTCATTAGTCTTGTACAATCTCTGTGATATTCCGCTTAGCGATTCGATGACGTTTACGCAGAGGAATCTCGAGCCTATATCCTGTTCGGTGACCTTGACGCTCCACTGACATCTCAATCGGTACTTTCGCTTATTCCTTTCCCTGTAGGTGAAAAGTTGCTTTACGCAGATCTGCAAGGAATCCCCAGCCTGCAATGAGCCATCGATGATTTCGACGCAGAACTTCAGCGGGTTGCTCGGGCCGATGATCATCGTATTGTTACTGTCCAGAACATTGGCGAGCCTTATGATTGGCATTGCTAATTTTACTTTGCTTATTGTTGATAGTTTTTCCTCAAGACCATTTACTGAGCTCATTGGAAGCTTTACGTCCTCAATCCCATTATCGGTTTTCCTTTTCGGTGTATAACAAGACATAAAATCACCTATTCATTAAGCATGAAGAACAAACCACCTACTGCTAAATTAGCACTTGGTTCAGTTTGCCCTTTTGCTCCCCATTCGATTATTTGATTACCTGCAGTTACACGACCTTTCGCATCTACAGCTACCGCAGAATAAGTGCCAGCAGTAACTCCAGAATTAGCAAGTGTCAAAGCAATTGTTTTATCTGCACTTCCATCAAAATCTGTACTTCCTGTTGCATCACCTGAGATTGAGATTTTCCTTGCGGTTGCAAGTTTGGTTGCTTTGCCCGCTGCTTTAGTTCCATTCTCAAGATTAGTAACCCTTGTTCCTACGCTTGAGATATTAGACTCGTTGGTGCTTGCCTTTCCTTCTACTGTTGTAACTCTTCCAGCCAGTGCCTTTCCTTTGTCACCTGCATATGCCGTTGAGGATGTTTCGCCAAGTGCAAGTGATGCAGAAATCTCAACATAAGCCGAGCCGCTCCAACGATAAGTTAGGTTGGTATCCTTTGCCACGTAGATTTTGCCTGTCTCGCCAGTTGCGGGGAACGCAGACTTTTTGTCGTATTCCAAAACATCGTCAACATAAGAAGGCAACTGGCCTGAAGGGACTTTTCCATCAGCGCCTAAGGTTGCAACCCCATTAGCGACACCCATTTCAGATCGTTTAACCTGTGCGTGATTTGTAACATTGCCAAGTCCGATATTTGTTGGTGTGATGTTTACATTGCCTTTTCTATAATCAGTTTCACCATTGCCTTTTACTCCAGTAACACCACCGTTATCAGCAATGTCTTTTATTTTAACAAGTGCATCCTGAACATTTTTTGCATCTAGTCCTTCAATCGTATTAATTTCTACGATATCAGCAGATGATGCAATAAGCTGCTTTTCAAGACCATTTGCCGTTTTTACGTATTGCGTTCTTTTTTGTGCCATTTTCCATCTACTCCTTTCTTAGCATCACGATGTCCTCATCGCTTAGCTTGTGTATTTTTGTATCGTCGAGCTCATCGACAAATACTGTCTTCGTGTTAAGTTCCTTTATTTGTTCCAATGTCGCATAGGATGGTGTATCTCCTACCTCAACATAGATCTTGGCGTTTTCCCTTGCTTCTACGGTATCTTTGCCATCATTAGAGATTTTGGAAAGTATCGATAGTTCTTTCGGAACCTTAGTGTCGAGCTTGATGTCATATTCCCTCATCTTGCCAAGGTGCCAAAGATGGCTTATTTCAATTGTCGGCGCTTTTTCTTCTTCAGATGGCTCTACCTTCTTTGGTGGGATTGAGATATCTATTCTTTGCTTATCAATATTTGAAACATTTACGTCATCAGTCATAGAACTCACCCACGCCTTTCCTTAAAATGATCTTTCCAGTATTGCTAATCTTGTACCTTGTCCCATCTTTCAGAACTTGATTGAAATCAAATAGAGCTCCTTCCTTAAGTTTCAAGCTTTCAGATGGAGTTATGATGACTTCATAAAAGCCTGGCTCTTTGAAGACCTTCTCAACTATCACTGGCGTTTTTAAATCATCCGAATTCTTGATTGTGAATATGATCTTCTCGATATCGGTGAAATCCACATCAGTTAGGTTGACATGAAGAATTGTATGTACACCAACATCTATTCTAAGAGCGTTCATCTAAACTAAACCCCATTCAGCAAATTTCTCAAATCCGCCTAAGTCAAATATGAATTCTCTGGAAATCGATACAATTTCTTCATATGGCCTGTTATCGATATATTCATCACCTATTGCACAGCATAGCTCAACTATAGTTCCTGTTGCTTGAGCTTTTAGGAATGCATAAATATTTACACTGACATCCGCTTTCGATAAATCTTTTCCATGAAGACCACCGCCTGTGACTGAATCAGCCATATCGCTACCAAGTTTTCGATTTGTAGCACCTGTGTCGACATTAGGCCCTCCTGTCCATTCGCCTAGAGGATTGATGATTGCACCAGAGTACGAATGTTTTAGCTCGCTGTTCCTTGCGTTGCTTTGGCAGATGATGAGGTTCTTGCCATCAAGGATGTATTTGCCATCATAAGGATATCTCGCATAGATTTCCCTTGCGATTCTGGATAGCTCCTTCTGCTCCTTGGTAAGTGGGACAGCCTTAAATATCCCGTTGTCGCCGCATCTAATTTGTCCTTCTTGATTATCAGCCAAATGCTTATCTTGGGGGACTTCCACATAGTCCACCTCAACATTGCCAGCAATCCTCTTAACCGCTAGTTTAATATCATTTTTATCAATATACACAGAACTCTCTGCAATGATATGGCACTTGCCATGACCTATAAGTACTTCAACAGCAATTCTAGGATTATCATTTTCTTTATACGCAAGGTCTACTATTGCACCTGCAATCCTATCTGCCACCTTATCAGGGTGACTTGGATTTACTTTTTCAAACATAATTCTCTACCTCTTTCTTGCTTGTAATAATCTTTCCATCAGATCATCTTGTGGATTAGCTTCCCCAATATCAGCTGAGCAGTTATCCTTCACAACCTGATAGATTTGAAACCATATCTGGTTTACTTGTTTCATATAATTTTGGCTCATCGCTACATACGGACTTTGCATTGCGTTACCTGTCGTAGGATGCTTTGCCAAAAATCCAAATTCGCTAATAGCTTCTTCGCATTGCACCCAACGAGAGACGCTCATTGCGTATTGTTCTAAAAGCTGTGTGGATACAAGCTTTTCGCATCTTCGTTTCTTTAGCCAAAGGAACGTGCTTTTATAAACTTCCTCAGCACACATATCCTTTCCATTCTTTTGCTTAGCTTTTAAAAAGTCTTTTATCGGCGGCATGTCGACGCCTTCAATTTCTATAGGTTCAGGCAGAACAACTGCTCCACTATTGAGTTCGGCTTTTCCTTCGATAATCTTATCTGATAGTGCCTTGCTTTTTCTTCCGGCTCCTGCTCTTGCGCCACCTCTTCCAGTTCCGTCTTTAGCCATACGTATACCACCTCTTCCAAATTTTTAAAATTTTTTGATTTTGCCTATTACCCCGTTTGAATTCGAATTTTTACACACGAAACCCCACGCTCGGTAATAGGTGTTTTACCTGTGGAGATATGACCTCCCCTAAGGCTACCAAACGCACAGAAATGCCCCAAATTTCGCTTTTTACAAGTTTCTTGATTGACTGCATCTTAACGCAATTCAAACGCAACGTGGACCGTTTAACGAAGTTTCTTTCTGTCACCCATCTGATAATGAATCTTAGTGTGGCAGCTCTGACATAAGCTCATGAGATTGTCCCATTCATTCTTACCACCACGATTGAGTGGAACTATGTGATGAACTTCTTCAACAGGAGTGAGTCTACCTTCCTTGAGACATTCTTCACATAACGGATGAGCCTTAGCGTATGCAGCACGTAGTCTTCGCCAGTTGTTACCATACTTCTTTGAATGGTTAGGATCATGCTTGGTGGCATTGTGTTCTTGCTTTCCTATCTCCTTATGCTCTTCGCAATACTTTTCATTGGTTAAATTAGGACACCCTGGGTAAGCACATGGTTTCTTAAATTGATATGGCACATCTCCACCTCCTTCAGAGTATTAAAAAAGCCACCAGCAATTAAGCTAGTAGCCCATCTATATACATTTATCTACAATGCCATAAATACACATAAGCATTGGTATTGCAAGTCTCATTGAGTCTCAATTTTTATAAGCCTTTAATCTTTTGTTCTAAACGTTTGATTGCATCGTTGTATCTTTTGCATCTAGGACACAAATACTTAATTTCACGCTTATAATCTGTCCTTCTTACTTCAGCACCACACTCAGCACATAAAGGATAATAAAATGTAGGCGTTGTCATACTTCTACTTTCTTCAATCCTAATTCCATCTTCTTTTGCCTCTTTATAGCTCATCAGATTTATCCTCCAAATCTTTTATGGCTTGCTTGTGATATCTAAACATTGTTGCCCTAGAAATATGAAGGCTCGATGATATTTCATCCCATCCATTAAGATGCACATATCGATAGATCAAAATTAATTGGTAATCATAGTTTTCAAGCTCTGATACCAGATTCATAATCTCAACTTTTGCCAATTCGATTTTATCTTGCTTGCGCTTAATAGATTCTTCAACTTCCATCTTCTTATAAATCCACTTAACAAACGGTGCATCTAAGTTTCTAGTAGTTTGCACTTTTTCTCTATCGAATGATTGTCCTGGAACAGAATGCGAACGTTCCTCATAGATTTCTGCTAACTGCTTAAGTCTATTGATGTCGTAATTTAAGTACTTAATTTGATTCAGTTTTTCTTTAACACTCATGCTCTCATCCTCCCACAAAGTTTTTGTTAAAGTTACTGATTGACTATGATTGACAATGTTTTACTTTGATTTTCTAAGATTTGCTTTTACTGCATCAATTAATCTGGATTGACTTTTATCCTTTTCTTCAAGTGTCTTTATGATTTGTTCATCAATTGTGCTTTTTGTTACAATGTGCTCAATTACAACACATCTATCCTTTTGTCCTTGACGATAGAGTCTGGCATTGATTTGCTCATACAACTCAAGACTCCAAGTCAATCCAAACCAAATAAGTGTTGATCCACCTTCTTGAAGATTGAGTCCATGTCCTGCAGAAGCTGGGTGAATAAGTCCAACTTCAATATTTCCTTTGTTCCAATCTTCAATAGATGCATCAGTCCTGATTTCCTTAAAGTTAATCTTTAACTCTTCAAGTCTATTTTCAATTCTTTCTAAGTCATGCTTGAACCAATATGCTACGAGCACCGGTTTGCCACATTGAGCTTCAATCAAATCTTCCAATGCATCCAACTTCCTATCGTGGATTATTGCACTTTCATGGTTATCAAGATAAATCGCACCATTGGCCATTTGAGTCAACTTGTTGGAAAGCGAGGCTGCATTAGACGCTGTCACATCCTCATCACCTAAGGTTATTACAAGTTCATCTTTTAGTTCCTTATAAACCTTCATTTCCTTTTCGCTCATTTCTACTTCAACATGATTTGAGATAAGCTCAGGCATATTCAGGTAGTCATTAGCTTTCATGGAAATTGTGATATCAGAAATTTTGTCGTATATTGCATCTTCAGCAAAAGGTAAAGGCTTATATGAAAATATGACTTGACCATTCCTCTTATCAGGTCTGAAGTATTGGTCACGATAGTTGGTAATAAATCGACCTAGCCTTTTGCCCTGATCCAGTAATTTGAACTCACTCCATAGATCCATTAAACCATTTGAGGTTGGTGTACCAGTCAAACCAATAACCCTTTTAACCATTGGTCTTACCTTCATCAAGGACTTAAATCGCTTAGTCTTAAAATTCTTGAAGCTAGATAGTTCATCAACGACTAAAGTATCGAAATCAAATGGGATACCACTTTCATCGATAAGCCATTGGACATTTTCTCTATTGATGATGTAGATATCTGCATTAGCCCACAGAGCTCTTTTTCGTTCTTGCTCTGTACCAACAACTAAGCTACATCTAAGATAGTTCAAGTGATTCCATTTCTTAACCTCATCAAGCCATACCTTTGTAACTCTTAAAGGAGCTATAACCAAGACTTTATGAATTTCAAAGGAATCGAATAGTAAATCATCAAGTGCTGTAAGAGTTGTTGATGTTTTGCCAAGTCCCATCGAAAGTAGCAATGCTGCAACTGGATGAGTTTTCACAAATTCAATTGAATATTTTTGATAATCATGTGGATGATAAATCATCGATAATTCCTCCTATGTCGTCTACGTTATCCAAGACATAAACCTTAAATCCTAACTGCCTTAATTCTTCATGCCTTTTAATCTGTAGTCTTCGTGGTTTCTTCCCTGGTGCCTTAACTTCTACAAATGCTATCTTAGCAATTGCTAGTAAAATCAACCTATCAGGAACACCTGCATAATTTGGTGATATGAACTTCAAGCATAACCCACCACGCTTTTTAACTTCTTTAGTTAGCTTAGATTCTATAATCTGTTCTTCTGCCATAGCCTTAAATTCCCTTCAGTAAATTTAGGTGTGCATAGTCTGTTATACTTATATATAAAACTTACTATAGACCCTTTAAAAATACCCCTTAGAAGAGTTTTAGAATAGAGTATTACAGACTATGTATTTACCTTATTTTTAACCTAGAAAATCACTAAAGTCGTCATCAAAATGAAGAGTTAATCCCTTGAAGTATTTTCTTCTGTTCTTCAAATATCTTTCAAAACCATTAGTTTCTAAAGCCGCGTAAAAGTCAGTTGTACTTCTGGTATATTCATTGTTTTGTTCACAATAACGTCTGTATGCAGAATATAGATCAGCAGAACTTTCGCTTTCATTTTCACCGACCTGACAACAATCTTCTAAGAAATGATGGAACCAGTCATTTTGCTCACGATAATCATTTATTGCATCTTCAACAACTTTAGGAGTTTTAAATTTGAAACCTGCATCAATTGCCTTTTTAGCGCCTTCAATTAGCCAAGTTAAGATATACTCACCCGCATTCTCACAAAGGTAATCAGCATAATTCTTAACATCACCACTGCCAGTCATCTTATTTAAGAACGGTATAACAATGAGTCTACGCCAGATACCATTGTCCGCTCCCCTTACCTTTGGTAGGTGATTGGTATAAAGGACCAATGTATGGCAAGGAGTAAAGAAAAATGGATCCTTGTATTTCTTCTCGGCTTGAACCTCATCCGTTGAACTTAACTGCTTGACAACGGAATCATCTAGCCTTGCCCCTTCTTGTGATTCAGATGCAATTAAGAGTCTTCTACCATTGATTTCAGCCATTTCCGGCTTGATGTTTCTCTTGCAATTTGTAGTCAAAGCATCAGCGGATATCTTTCCACTATAATTGCCTAGAACTCTAAATATTGCATTCCAGAAGGTAGACTTGCCGTTTCCACCATCGCCATAGGCCACGATTAAAGCCTCGATATAAACCTTGCCAATGATGGCAACACCGCACATAAGCTGTACATAATCGATTAACTCTTGATCACCACCAAAAATCTTATTGATGCAATCAAGCCAAATGTCCTTCCCCTTCAATCCTGCTGCTATTGCTGTAGACTTGGTAATAAAGTCCTCTGCATTATGTGCCCTTAAGCTATTAACACCTTTTCTTAAATCAATAGTGCCATTTGGAGTATTAAGCAAGAATTCATTTGAGTTTAGATCCTTTGGTTCGATTTCAACCATGTTTCTAACCTGCTTCAATGTGGCCTCGATGTATTTAGAGTCACGACGCTTAAGTACGAACTGATAATATTGAACCGCAAGGTTATATTCTTCAACTGCCTTTTGAGCTTTATCGTTTAAGGAATTAAAATCCTTTTTTCTGGATTTAACCAGTACATCAACCCCACCTAGTTGTGCTAATTTCTCTTTGGCAGTCCCTATCATAGAAATAGACTGTTTCAACTGGCATCTGGTTAATTCTTGGGCAACTCGCTGAGCGCCTTCTTCGGACTCCTTCCAATAGATGCCATTGAACCATAAGAATTTAGTGGCAGGACTATAGCGAAGGATATCCTTGAAATACTTATTCAAAACCTCCGCTTGTCCAACATCAGTAAAGTCCTCTGGCAAGTATGAGTTTGTGTCGTTGTACTTTGAAGGTGGGATGTAATTTGGAAGAGCTAATATCTTCTTATAAAACTTTAATGCACTATGCCAGATAGTCTCTAGCTCCTGTTCACTTAAAGGTGGTTCGCAGTCATTGGCTTTTTCGATAAAGGCTTCGTATGCATCATTTGTTTCTGTGCCATACTTCTTCAAAACACGAGCAGCAAACTGGCTCATTGTAGAGTTTCTGGCACCGGATTCGATTTTGGTATTCGTGCCTAAATTTTCAAATGCCTCTTCTCGCCTAATGAAGGTAGTTAGGTTAATGTCGCCTTCTACGATTTTCACGTTGGCATCGGGTGTACCAAAAAAGAATCTGCCTGCATCAAGAGCATTCTTATCAACGTAAGGGAATAGCTCGCTAACCTTGTTTTTGAATGATTTGTACTCATCTTTATTGCTTATTTTATCAATTGGAAAGATAACGTGGAATTTAGGACGAGCCACCTTTCCGCCCTTATCCTTCATGTGATTTCTGCTAAAATGGATAGCAAAGCCAACCCCTGGAAATGCATCAATAACCTCTTGTTCAGAAATCCAATCTAGTGGATCATCCGAGTGATCATTGTCGATATCAAATGCAACACAGTCAGATTCTATAAAGTTGTCTTCGCTTCTGGAATTACCCTTATACGAAGCAAAGACATAATCCTTAGAAACTGCCGTCTTTAAAGTTTCTGTATCCTTAACTTCCACTTTGTTTTTGTATTTTGTATTTGCTTTAACGCCTGTAATGTCAGATGTATATAAAGTAAATTTCATTATGTTACCTCTTAGTCTTTCTTATAGAATTGGCATTCATACCCATCTGCCCTTATAACCAAATCAGAGCACCAACTAGGCGTTTTTGCCATTAAATTGCATATTTTTTCTACAGTTTCACCCATAGGAACTTCGATAATCAATTCATCATGCACATGTCCAACAATTCGATAATTTCTTAAAGTTTTGATGGAATTGCATAAAACATCACGAGCTGTTCCTTGAACGACATTTTCAACGATTTTAGGACCATACGTTTCTAAGCGTTCCCACTTCTTTTGAGTGCCTATTCCTTCATAGGAAATAGACTCGCCACCATATTTGTTTTCTATAATCTTTGGTTTAACATAGGATAGCTTTCTTCCACTTGGCAAAGTTACAAAAAGCATCCCATGAGCACACTCGAAAGTAAGTCCGTGAGTATATGTTTTCTTCTTATCTGCTATTGCATCCTTTGCAGCCTTATCTACGCCCCACCAGAAATTCACGATATTAGGTGAGGCGTTACGCCAAGCAGCAACTAATGGCTTAAGCTCATCTTCTTCAAGTCCCATATCAAGAGCGCCCATGGCAGTTAGAGCTCCAGCTGATCCACCATAGCCAAGAGCAAGTTCTGCAATCTTACCCTTTTGCCTTAGCTCACCATTGATGCCATGTTTAACTACTGGCTTATGGAACATCTGTGAAGCCGATGCACAATAGATGTCTTCATTATTCCTAAAAGCATCAATGCGCCACTTCTCATTTGCAAACCATGCGATAACACGAGCTTCGATAGCGCTGAAGTCTGCCACAATAAACTTATAACCTGGTCTTGGAATAAAGGCAGTTCTAATAAGCTGTGATAAGGTATCAGGGATATCTTCGTAGAGCATTTCAAGTGCATTTATATCTTTAGATATAACAAGCTCTCTGGCATCCTCTAAATCAGGCAGATGGTTCTGAGGCAGGTTTTGCAGTTGAATGAGCCTTCCAGCCCAGCGACCAGTTCTATTTGCTCCATAAAACATAAACATTCCACGAGCTCTGTCATCACTACATTTAGCATTTTGCATAGCTTGATATTTCTTAATGGACGATTTAGATATTTGCTGTCTTATCGATAATACACGCAGTATCTTCTTGTCTTTTATTTCATCCTTGAGCTTCAAAACATCCTTCTTGCCAAGTGTGTCGATATCTACTCCATTGGATGAAAACCACTCCTTAAGCTGGAACACTGAATTTGGATTGTCTATTTCAGTTAAAGCCTTCATTTCTAAAGTGAGCTTATTGGTTACTTCTTCATTGATATCGATAGCTGCATCAACAAGCTTTGAATCTACCAGGATTCCTCTATCGTTGATTTCTTGGTCCATGTGGTATTCATCCCATACAAAATCAGGAACAGGATATTTAATTAGTCTTTCATGTATTTGAAGTTCAACCTCAACATCACGCTTATTATATTTCTTGAAGAGCTCCCATTTGCTAGGTGCGACATCAGGAGTGTTTTGCTTTCCTTCTTTATTTGGAACACAGAAATACTTGATAAGCTCCTTACCTTCTTCCATCTTTTGTGAATCAAGATTTAAAACCTTACCGACACCTTTAAGTGATAGAGGCAAACCTAAATAAGCACTCCAAACCATATGACATTTCCATGAAACTGGGTTTAGGAATTCATCCTTGGATAAACCAAGATACCTAGATAAACATGCACGTTCAAAGGAAGCGTTGTAGGCGTATTTCGTCACGTTATCATCTTTTAGTGCAGATATGACAAAAGGTGGAATCGGCTCGCCACTAGCCAAATCCAATACATGTACTTCCTCGCCATTTATGGAGTATCCAAAGAGTAGGACTTTGAAATCGCTACTCTCTGAATATTTGAAAACTCCGCACTTGGATAAATCTACACTACTATACGTTTCAATATCGATTAAAAGGTAATTAATCAAGGAAGTCGTCATCGGCATCATCTGTGGCAAAATCTGACTCAGCACTAGCTCTTGATCCTAACGGTTCACCATCTTTAACCTTCATCAAATGGTTAAGGCTACATGCAATTCCTCGATTACCATTTGAATTAAATGCATAGAAGCTGATTGATGCCTTTCCTATGACACCTGAATACATTTCATCTCTTTCAAGGATAGGTTGAAGATTGACATCAACGACACCTGGCTTTTGAGTAGAGTTTGCGTTAACGAAATAACAACCTTTATAATTTTCGTCTCCGTCCCTCTCAGTATCACCATCTCTTAAAGGAGTCTTAATTGCAGCAAGTGATGGAATAGACTTAGAGTTGCCTTTCAACTTAGATTGACCTTCCTTATAAGCTGCTTCAATAGCCTTCTTGATTTTATCAATGGTCTTAGTATCAGACTTTGGAATGATAAGAGAAACGCTGAACTTAGGAGTTTGACCCTCTGTAAGCGCACGAGGTTCCCAGCAATTTAAATAACTGAATACACAGTTTCCTGTGATAACCTTAGTAGGATTAACGAATTTTGTATTATTTGACATTTTACTTTTCCTCCGAATTGTCTAAATTTTTAAAGTCTTCTTGAGCTGAATTTAAGACTAGCTCTGGTCTTTTATCTTCAATAGTTACAAGAGTGGGACTACCAGCAGGTTTTATAACTAATCCTTTACTTGCGATTAATTCTTCAAACTTAGCTTTGCCCATCCTCTTTTGAAGCTCTGTGATTGTAGCGACCTTCTTAACGTATGGATCAAATCCATTTTTAATTGCGACTTCAACTACCTCATTTTCGTCTTTGTACTTGCGGTTGCTTCTGCCTTCCACTACCTTCCATCCTTCATAATGGACGCCTTGTAATGCTTGAGCTAAGGCATAATCCTTTACATCGTTGGCCCATGAAACAAGGTCGTCAATTTTGGATAGCGTGGTACCGATTTCTTCTGGTGTTAAAGTATCCGGCAATGCGAAGTCTTTAGCAGCCAAGCATAGATTTTCTTCCGCCCTTTTTCTGCAATTTGCCTTTGCCTTACAGAAGATGCACCAGTCACCTGATTTCCAAGACAGGTCATGCTTATTAAGGATTCTTTCGCCTGCTGGTCTAAGTACATTTAAACCCCAGTCGATAAGGTCATCCTTGCTAATTTCCCATGTACCATAATTAGAGATATTAGGTTGAAAGATAGAAAGCCTTACCGTCTTTGCATCAAACAAATAATCGAAGTTCTGAATTGCCCCAAGCCCATAAATCATAAGCTGGGAGTTATTCTCTACATCCACTTTCATGGAGCCGTTCTTGTAGTCTATGATATGTATGAATTCTTCGGTTAATATGATGCAGTCTGATGTGCCAAATGAATCTGGAATATAATCCGAGTAAGAGACCTCTTGCTCAATAAGCACTATTGGATGCAATCCTTGCTGCTTATATTCCTCTAAGAATTCTTGGATAAATCCAGCATATTCATTGGCATTATCGATGTTATCTTGAGTTGTTCCTTCTGGATAAGGTTCATCTTTTCCTTCCATGTCCAGCATCTTCTTTAGCTGAATTTCACAAACGCTATGAGCAATAGTTCCTGCTTCAGCATATATAGATGTTTCATTTGGTAGGTCTTTTGTCATTTCAACTGACTTCTCGCAATTCAAATAACGATGCGAACTTGATGCTGAGAGCAAACAATGTTTATCTGGCATTAGAGCACCTCAGCATCTTCATAAATAGATTTATAATCTTTTGGATCAACTTCAGATAATTTGTTATAGCCATACTTATTTAGTAATGCTTTAACTTGGTCTGATTTACCTTCACGAGCCTTAGCAACCAATCTTGCTTTAAGCTCATCTAAAGTAATAACTTTTTCTTCTTCCTTCTTAGCTTCGTATTCATCTTGTTCTTTAACTGAATCCCAGCCATTATCAACTGGTTCTTCATCAGCAGGAACGCTTGTAAACATAGAACGAATATCAGCTGCAATTTGAACGACTGCATTAGCATGTTCATCTAATTCTCGAAGAAGAATATCCAATTCACTCATCTTGCCCATTTTGTTTGTCCTCCTTCTTTGATTTCTTTTACACAGATAGATTCAACTGTGTCGCCAGGAATAATGATGGTCATCTTTCCAGGGTTACCAAAGATAGCCTCTTCTAGTGCTTCAGTTGTTTTTGGTACAACCTTGATGTCCATCACATTCTTGGTTTCTGTTTTTGAAACGTTGATACGAACTTCATGTTTCATATGCAAATACCTCCTTGTGAATTTCGTGTAAGAGTGATTTGCTTATCCCTTACGCTGTATGGAGATTTAAGGAGGCATTTGACCAGTATCTTTTGTTAATTTTCTTCAAAAAACTTTTTGTACTTCTTTTTTATGCATTCAAAGCACGATTCAATGGCGTTCAAATTAGTGCCTTCAAGTCGAGCGATTTTCCTAAAACTAATATTTTGATCATCTAGCTTGTATTCAAGTCTTCTTCTTTGAACCGAAGTTAAAGTTGCCATAAAAGCCTCTACTTTTTCTTCTTGTTCCTTTTGAAAATACGCTTCTTCTGGTGTTGGATCAGGTGATTCAAACCAGTCTCCTTGATATTCGCAGCTATCTAGTGAAACTTTATTCCAGTAACGCATCTTGCGTTCATAGTTCTCTTCTTTGCGTCTTTCGTCTTCAACAAAATCAGCCCATTTGTCTTCTACTTCGATGGTTGTTTTGGTACCATCAGCCCATTCATAAACTATTTTTTTCATTGATTGTCTCCTTTTTCTTTGAAATTTCTTTATTTCATCGAAATGGAGCTAATCGCTAGTTCTTGGAGTCGCAGCCTAAGATTTCAGGGCATAGCAAAAAGAATGGAGTGAAAAACACCATTTCGATTTGCAGTTCATTTCCCAAAAATCACTGCTTTAGGTAATTTGCTTTTCGACTGGGAGTAGTTCATGACGCTACGACTACTAGGCAAATTAAAAATTTATCTATTTCTCATTTGTTTTTATCGACATCTCGAGTAAAACAATGTTAAAGAAGATAAATATGTGATATAATTGAATTAGATTTCCACCCAATCCCAATCACTGCTCCAATTATAAAATAGGGGCATTATTGGATTCGGACCAACCCGGACCTCCGTCAGGTCCGACTTCAGACAAAGGAACGTGAAAAAATGACTTTATCCGAATTTGTAACTGTTTTAAATAATAACTTAGGCTATCTAATTGATTCAGATACTTTAACCAAAAGAAAAAGCAATGCTTTGGTACTAAAAGGCTTCTTATTAAATTTCATATCCGCAGATAATCCGAATTCTGAAGATGACCCTGACCTATACCCACTAAGTCAAACGGATGATTTTTTAGGGAGAATATATACGGGAACAAAACAGATACCTTTTGATGATGCAAACTCAATTTTAAATAGATTAGATAGTGGTGCTTTTTATGATTTTGTTTGCAGCAAAGCAGAACCTGATAAAACGACGATTGAAAAATTAAAAAATTATTTTTTGCTTTATGGTGAAAAAATTGACGTCGATGATTACTGCTATTCTTTGATGATAATTCTTAAAAAAATATTAGTTGAAAGAATCAACACCGATGATCATTCGAAAATGAAAAATGACCAAGCCATGAGACTTTTGTTGGAAGTCAATCAAGAATGTCCACTTCATAAATTTCACACAAAAAAAGTTCCACTTCTTAAGACCTATCACGATGCCAACATAAACAAATTTAGAGCAAAGCCGGAATTTACCATTATCAATATTTATCCGGCTGGACTAAAGCCTATGGATTCTATCAAATTCGATGCAATACAAAAAAAGCCATCACAACCAAATGATGACTCAAATAAATTATGTGTTTGTTGCAAATGTGCTTCAAAATACACGCTAAAACCAAACCAAAAAGACTATGAATATTTAATTAATGTAAAAAGAAATATTACATCTTCTACCATTATAGAAGAAACGGCCAACCAAGTTACGCTTGAAGATGACATCAACGAGATTCTTAATGGGCTTGTCAACGTCCAATTATCTAAGGACAACATCGAAGAATTACGAATGAAGCCTTTAACATTAGCAAATAAAATTTATGACGAAAATATCGATTTAAAGCAACATTTAACTGATAATCTTCCCTATTACCACTACATAAGAAAACTGCTTCAATCACTTGATGATAAGCAAAGCGTTTTTGAAACCATAGCAATGGAAGTAAGCCTTTGTTTCAAGAAAATTTCAAAAATAAATAGTGAGCAAACCAATATTTATGTTGGAATTATAAATTGGATTTTAGAAAAAAGTGGCAAAGATATGAACAAATTTAGGCCAGCCGCTGATAAAATTGCTTCTTTCTTTGTTCAGAATTGTGAGGTATTCGATGAAATTTCCAAGTAAAATTACACCATACAAAGAAAGTATAATATCTAAATTTACTGTGATATTAGATTTCTTAGAAAAAAGAGATTACGAAGTATTTTCTCTATACAATGAATTAGAAAAGAAAATGACAATTACAGAATTCATAAATGCTCTTGATTGTCTATATGCCCTAAATATAATCGATTTAACGGAAGGAGTTTTACATTATGTTATACAAAATGCAATGTGATAAATTTATATCAAATGGTCATGTAAGGCCGGCAATTGAATTTCACAAAGGATTAAATGTTATTGAAGGTCAAGATAATGGTAAAAATTCTATAGGTAAATCAACTTTCTTAATGTGTATCGATTTTGCTTTTGGTGGCAACGATTACACTGATAAGCTCAAAACAATAAAAAAGAACGTCGGCGATCATAGAATAAATTTTTCGTTTAAGTTTGAGTCCGGTTTGCATCACTTCTCACGTTCAACACACGACCCTAAGATAGTCTATAAATGCGATGAAAATTATAATATTATCAGTTCAATGTCAATCGACGATTATACTGCTACTCTTAAAATTCTTTACGGAATTGATAATAAATTTGCGTCTTTTAGAGACTTAACCAGTAGATACTTCAGAATCTATAATAGAGGTAACATCGACGAAACCTTACCCCTTCGCGGGTTCAGCAACGAATCACCGACTGAATCTGTAAATGCGTTATTTAAAATTTTTAATCTATACGGCAAAATCAAAGACGCTAGAGAAGCTAATAAACAGGCTGCTGATATTAAATCAACTTTTAAGTCAGCAGGTGATTACAAAATTATAGAGTTAGTAAATAAAACACAAATTGAAAAAAATAATGAGGAAATAAAAGAGCTTGAACTAAAACTTGAGGAAATAATTCAAAAAAGCAATAATGGCGTAATTGATTTAGATGCCGAGAAATCAGAATTGATTTCAAAAATTGATGGCCAACTAAAAGAATTAAAGCGTGAGCGTTCGCTTCAATATAATAAATTGAAAGTAATTGATAATGATAAAGAGCTATCTAAAATATCAGTTCAATCAGATTTTGAGGAATTAAAAAGATTTTTCCCTAATGTCGATATAAAAAAATTAGAAGATATTGAAAATTTCCATAATGATTTGAGCAAGATCTTCAAAAAAGAAATGACGGATTTAGAGAAAAAAACATGGAATTTTATAAATGTATATAACGAAAGAATTGATGAGCTTGAGCGTAAAAAGCTTGAGATTGGCTGCACCACTAAAATACCTAAATTTCTAATGGAACAACATACCGCGATTTCAAAAAGATTAGACACACTTCGCGATCAAAACAAGAAATACACAGAATTTGAAGAACTCACTAAGCAGGCAAAGGATAAGAAAGAAAAATTAGAAAGTACTCTTCTAATTGAAGGCGCAAATCTATCTAAAATAATTAATGACAAGATGAAACAACTTTGCGATGAATTATTCTCTGATTACGAAGAGCCCAAGCTATCAATTTCTAAAACAGGAACATATTCTTTTGAAACAGAAAATGACGAAGGAACAGGTACAAATTACAAGGGTTTAATTCTCTTTGATTTAGCTGTATTGTCTTTGACGCAGGTGCCGGCAATAGCGCATGACTCGGTCACAGTTAAAAACATCGATAAAAATGTAACAGAAAATATATACGATTTATATAATACCTTCGATAAGCAGGTATTCGCAGTAATTGACCGCACCAATACTTATGACCAAAGAATGCAAGACATCGTCGATAATCATCGCGTCATATTTTTATCATCAGATGGTAATGAGTTGTTCGGTCGTTCATGGGCCAAGAAAAAACATATAGAGGATAATGAGGATAACAATGATTAGTTACAATAAATTATGGAAGTTACTAATAGATCTTAACATGACTAAGCAAGATTTATGCAGAAAAGCCGGTTTCAGTTCTTCTACTCTTTCAAAATTAAAGAATGGGCAAAATGTGACAACTGACATTCTTTGCAAAATTTGTGACGCGTTGGATTGTGACTTTGGCGACATAATGGAATATATAAAGGACAAGGAGGATTGCCAAGGAATATAGATGAAGGAAATAACAATAAATTCATATGATGAAATAGTGAGACTAATTGCAAATATTACAAAAGATGAAGAATTAATGAAAACAGTCGGTTTTGGTTATTATTTTAGAGGACAAGCCGATAAAGATTGGAGACTTCTTCCTGGGCTTCTTAGAAATCCAGAATTGAATGAAATTGATGAAATGAAAAATCTGCCAACTATAAATGATAAGGATAAATCATCCATTTCCTTAGCGGTTGCACAGCACTATGGCAAAAGCACCAGATGTTTGGATTTCACAAGAAATTTCAATATAGCTCTGTTCTTTGCTTGTAATCCAGATTATCCATATTTTAATAGTGATGGCGCTCTTTTTGTTCTTGAAAAAGAATTTCATAAGCCTTCATGGTTTACTAACTATTTCATCTATTATACTGCAACAAACCTTAAAAAAGATGTATCGAGCTGGGAATACGCAAATTATTTATCAAAAATTCCAGAAATAGAATCAGAATTTATAAGAACTGGCAGATCGACAGCATTAGATAGTTATGAATCAGAAGCTCAAATATATTTAAGTAGAGGTTTTCTTGTTGATTTTAAAGATAATGATTTGGGATTTGGGCGCATAAAACGTCAGGAAGCGGCCTTATTCTATTTTGGTTCTAAGTTTTATGAGATGAATGATAAAAAAGAAAAAATATACATCTCTTTGGACTATTTGACAACACGTTGGAGTAATCAAAACTTATTCAGATTTGAGCCACACAATATAGTTGATGCAAAATTAGAGGATTTTTGCCCTTATAAAATAGTAATACCTCAGCATGTTAAACAAGAAATTTTTGATAAAATCAATATAACTGAATCAGATCTTGGATTATAAAGTTATAACATAACAAAAAAGGTGTTCCAACCTAGTGATTTTATGCTAGGACAGAGCACCTTTATTATTTTGCTTTAATATTTAATTTTTCCCTTTGGCTTTTATCTTGTATTGACCATTCATAATTGCACTTGATGCAACCATGTCATAGTCCATCTTTGAATGTTCAGCCAAATCCAATGCAGCAAAGGCTTTTGCCTCAACCACCCTATCGTCTATTTTATTATCGCCTTTAACCTCTATTATTTCTATAGAGCCGTCTTTGTAATACACCAAGATGTCAGGATAGTAATTTCTAATAAGATTTGACTCAGGATCTATATATTGAACGGATAAACCATTCTCAGATCCTGTGAACATGCCGGTAAAATAAACCTCATCTACTTCGTCTGATTCAAGTAAATCGATAAACAATTTCTTCTCTGGCTCAGAATCGAAGCAATATCTGTCTGTATGGAAGCTCTTAGATGAGTACTTCCTTACAAGAGGATCATTTTTTTCAATAGTGAGCTTTTCCGTTGACCTGAATACAAAGTGGTCATAACCCTTAGGATATTGAATTAATGGGACTGTTTTCTCTTTGGTTTCTGTCTTTTCCTTTAAATCATATAGGTAATTGAATATTGCAGGAATCAACTCATCATAAAGGAGTTCATTATAATTAGAAACTAAGTCAACAATCTCATTGTAGTTAGAGCAGTCTTCTAAAATCCCTTCAATCTTTATAGGAGAAACGTTTAGATATTTTGAGATTTCAAACACTACTGAATAGAAAGAATATGGTCTGTTTTCATCAGAAACAAACTGAGTCTCACTTGCAGAGAAACGATCATCCAATCCCTTCTTTACGATTTTTCTGGATTTATATTTATCGATGTCGATTTTGGAAATATCAAATTTGAAAGCTGATGTTTTTTCTTTTTCAAAAAGTTCATAGGTTCTTTTGATTTCTTCCAGGCTTAAAGTCTTAACAGGGCTCACGATACGAATCATATAATCCTTTTTAGAATCATCACCCTTTGTAGTTACTTCCTTAATATCAATATTGAAATTCTTCTTCAACTCATCATCCAAAATATTGTAGTTGTCAATTGAAAGGTACACATGGGCAAGCTGCTGAATCTCTGTAATGCTTCTCAAACATCTCATTGTAGATTGCAAGACAAATATCTTAGATTTTGGTAAACGATACAAAGCGACTGAGAACAACGATCTGCAGTTCCATCCCTCACGACCTTTATTAACCAATAATAAAACCTGTTTGTTATTTCCTTCAGATCCAACAACATCGAGGTTATTGAAATTTTGGATATCAGCATCTTTAGTGATAATGGAATCTCCGACGTTGACTAAAATAGTGGATATATCGATTCCTAAATCATTCAGTATCCCCTCAACAGCCGGTTTGATTTCTTCGGTAACTTCTTTTATCTCGGCGCCAAAAATAGCAATTTTAGGCTTCAAACCTTCATATAGATTGTTGCCATAGTATTTGAAGAAATCGGTTAAAACTCTTCTTAGGAATTCCTCGTTTTTAACGTTGTCATATCCTGTGACTTCGACTTGCTTTAAGAATCCGTCGTTGATAGCCTGTTTCAAACCAAATGTGTAGACAACCTCAGGCAATATCCTGTTTTCCACATATGGCGTACCTGTATAGTTATAGCATGCAACAAGCCTTGTTGAATTTCTTTCAAGCACCTGAGCAATCTTGTTAATTGTATATCTAAGAGATGTTTCCTTGCTTTCGTCTGACAAGGCGTTCTTCAAATCAGTTCCGAAAAGATGGTGAGCCTCATCAACATAAATGCCTAGTTGCCTTAATCTGATTATTTTCTCAAATCTCTGATTGGCTGTTACTTCTTTCTCGTCTTTAAGAGCATCGAGGTCGCCATAAAGTCGTTTTGTGAAATCATCAAGATCGCCAAGGTCAAGAGTCAACTGGCCCCCATCCATGAATTTGTCTACTGCGCTCTTCTCTTTATGGACCTCTTTAAGAATTATTTTCTGAGTGTTAGATATGATGATGTTATAGTCACTGCCATCAATCGTATTTAATGTAGTTGAGGCGTCATCCAAGAAATAGAACTTGATGTTTCCGACCAAGAATGGAACATACTCACTCGGAACAACCTTGACTAGATCAAACGTTTTAATTTCCTTTAAAGACTGTAGAACTGTCTTATCAGGTGCAAAAACCAAGGCGTTATGGCAAAAGCGCTTATCCTTAGGAAATTTGCTGGCCAAAATAAATTCATAGAAAATGCAAGTTGCCATCAAAATCGTCTTACCAGTACCCATTGTTAAAGCGTAAATGTAGTTTGGATATGATTGATTTTGATTAGATAATGCATCGAAAACATCGTTGTATACATCAGCAGTAATGTCATCAAGAAGGGAAGCTTGACGCACTGTATGTCCATCAGCATATCTTGTAAAAGGCAATCTACTTTCAAATTTGTTTTTGGTGTTATACCAATCGGCAAACATGTCTTTTACCTTCATATTGTCAAGATATTCTTTTATGAAGATGTAAATTTCAAGCGCCTCGAACTGCGGAGCACGCAAAAAAGCGGATGGATTTTTCTTCTTATCGTTGAAATCCAAGAACTTCTTTGATGGATCTTTGTAATGTCTTTTTATTTGGCCTTTTTTCTCCACGTAAAATTCAAACAAAGCCTGATAAAACGGATAATCATTGGTTACTTTCTTCTTTGCCATTTTACTTCACCTCAAATTCTAGTGATTCAGATAGCAAATCAGTAATCTTGACTCTAATAACTCCATGATCTGAAGGAATCTTGTATTCTCCCTTTACTAAATCATTCTTCTCAGGAATATCGATTATTTGAGGGTTCAAAATATGCCCATCATAATTGTAATCAACCATTATGGAATCAACCAATTGCCTCCACTCATCTACATTTTCCTTTTGAAGCGAAAGTTTTTGAAGAAGGTTCATAGGATAGAAGTTTTTGATGATGACCTTGTCATGCTTTAAAACGGCCTCAGCCTGAGAGTCTCTCTTGAATTCCAAATCCTTCTTGTCTCTTAAGACATCAACCACTTCAATGTCAAGCTTATAAATACCTACCATTTGTTGCAAAGAAGCCTTTAAATCAGGTTCATGGCCCATACAAACAAGTGTGATTCTATCGACTGGATCATTTGGGTTTTCATCCTTTGTTTTTTCATATGCTTTATATGGAAGATTTGCAACAAGTTCATTTAAATCAGCTTTTGTAGCAATTCTATTAACTGGAAGAATCTTAACATGTCTACCGTCAAGCTCACCATCGAATACATTCGTAGAGGCAAACTTTTGAATACCTAAAGCTTCAATAAGCAAATCTCTAGCTTCAATAGGATTTCTAAAGAAATCATAGTTATTAACATTATAAACCTCAAAACCAGTCTTCTTTTCAGCTAATAAGCTTCCATTATCCGATTTCTTCATTATTTGAAGTAATCTTTTAGTTGTAGTTTGAACTGCTCCTAAATTAATATCTGCACCAATAAAGCGTCTACCAGTTTTCAAAGCGGCAACTTGAGTTGTACCTGACCCCATAAAACAATCAAAAACAATGTCACCCGGATCTGAAGAAGCGCTAATAATTCTCTCCAATAGAGAAATTGGCTTTTGAGTGGGATAACCAGCAAGTTCGTTTATAAGTCGACCAACAGTACTAATATCAGACCACCAATCTTCTAACACTTTTCCCTGCTCTTCTAAATCAGATAAGTTATCGCCAGTTCCTCCCTTAAAGCCAAACCCTCCAACTCCATGTAAGCCGGACTTATGTTTGATCCTTTGAACGTTAAATTTAGAATTTTCACTTTTTCCATAAAATAGAATTGTATCATGTTTTCTTGAAAAAGTATTGTTTGCTCTTTGTGGGCCAGTGTAACACCAAGCAATTTCATTCCTAAAGTTTGCTGGTCCAAAAACTTCATCCATAAGACATCTTAATTGGTGGCTTCTGTGAAAATCACAATGTAAATAAATTGAACCAGTGTCTTTTAGCAATTCCCTCAAAAGAACTAACCTTTCATACATAAATTGAAGATACTCGTCATTCGTCCATATATCTCCATATTGTTTTTCTTCAAATGCGTTTGAGTCATTTGTCACTTCTTTGCCTTTTAACTTTATTTTCTTTTTATAATCAGCTTTTGAATCAAAAGGTGGATCGATATATATAAGATCAATTTGACCTCTATAATTTTTAAGAAGGTGACTCATTACCTGCAAATTATCACCCCAGAAGATTTTGTTAAGCCAGTACCCCCCCCGACAGAAATCTCAGGTTCACCATATGTCTCTTTTAATTGTGCAGGATAAAACTGAGTTGATGTGTATGGCCTTTTGCCAGTCCATCTAAGTTCAGGGTAGCCTTTTATAACAGGCTTATCGAATTCAAATAAATCTAATTGTTCTGCTTTGTTGTTTTCCATAATTAATAA